TCGTATCAGTTGTGGAATTACTATCAATGGACTCTCTACAGGATTATGGGATTCACAATAATGGGCAATATGGATTCGCAGTATATGATGGGTGCAGGCCCTGTCAATAATTCTGCATCATCCGTTACGGGTCAGACCGATTCCTCCCTCCAGAAATCCCCCAACTCTAATGATTCGGTATGTTTGCTGATCGAGAACAGTTGGGGAAGTCTGTATGAGGCAGTAGGGGATGTTGTTATCAATGCGGGACAGTATTCCGTTGGCAATACACTCGGAGGAAGTACCTCTGCATCGGCAGTAGTCAATACGTTGGCAGAGACCGTTACTGGGCCTTCCAAATCTGGAACTTATGCTACGTTCAATCCTGTCTCTGATGTATTCGGAACGGCATCTACAACAACATCTTCTGCATCTCTGGAGGGCCAGGGAATCAACGATTATTACGCTACTAATACTAAGTCTACCTGTGCGTTGTATGTCGGGGGTATGTGGAACTATGAGAATGGTGCGGGGTTGTCTTATGTTCAAGCGAGTAAATCCTGGGTTCTTGCGGATATTCCTAATGGCGCACGTTTGGCCTATGTTATTACTGATTCCCAGTATAGTGCGCCAAACGGAGCAAACGATGATTATGCCTACATTATGTCCTACGATGTAAACGGTACTATCCAAGATGTTCAGTCTATTGAAGATGATGTTGCAACGTCTTATATGCCGACTGGCACTACTCTTAACAGTTATTGGAATTTCGAGGACGGATACTACACATTCCCCGAAATTGCCGATGCTACCAACTCCGTTGATCTCGCAGTCGGTTCTGACAGTATTCTGCAATTCTACAACTCTGGAAATGTCGTATTGCAGACCGCAACAGGAACAGTCGATCTGGGCAGAGTGAATATAGACTCTGTTACCGTTACCGTGCAGAACGGAGTCATGACCTACACCCAAGCAGACAGTACCAAAGGTACTGCGAATGTCCTTCTCTACAAGGCAAACGAGGGAGATTATGTCTATGGTCAGAACGTAAAACTTCTGAATGATCTCTCCCAGGGCAATGTATATGTCGGACAGTATCAGTACGGAGTCACTACTGCCAACGGTACTAAGGATATCGGAGCAATCGGTACTTTCACTTCGCAGACAGAAACCGAAGGGGAAGGAGAGGATGCTACAGAGGTCACTACCGTAGTCCCCGATATCGCACTGTTCAATACTGCGAATGTCAGCACTTCGACTGTCACTTCTTCCATAACCCAGGGGCAGTATTACGCTACGATCAACAGTATCAGTATCGCTACCGAATTCAGCGATTCGGATTCCGTGGATTACACCGTTACTGGATTCTACGCACCCAAGACACAGACCTACGTTACCATTGAACAGGGAGGAGGTCTGGCATACGATATCCTACTCTATCTTCCCGTACTGATTCTGGTATCTGTGATAACCTTTATCGGGTATGCGACACTGCGCCCAGACAGTGACTTCATTAGGTCTCTGAAGAGCAGATTCTAAACCATTTAAGGGGAGCAATCCCCTAACCATATCTTTTAAATCTAAGTAAGATATTGTATTATTATGGACTCCTATAAAGAAGCCAAAGAAGTATCTTACAAGAAGCAACTGATCGTTCCTCTTGTAATACTCGTAATCAGTATGATTACACTTAGCGCACTCGGATTTGCGTATTCGCACGCAACCGAGCTTGAAATCGAGAAAAACGGACTTGATTCCGAATATTATGAGATCGACTACACCGACAATAACGGAGTGACAATCAACAGTAAGCTGGATGCGATAAAACTCTCTGCATACACCCAGATCGCAATTGATACCTCCACCACTCCTCCCACCAGGACTTTCGATGCTTATTTCCACGATGCGGATATCACTAAGGACTTCTACGTTACTATCCGTTCCGATATGAGCGCAGATACTGTCTTCACTCTCAATACCACTGTCGAATTGGGAGATGTTCTCGGTCAGTTCCTTACCTACGACAACACTTCCGCACAGACCGATGTTGCTTACGATAAGGCAACCATCCATGCTGGGGATACCGTGAAGGTCACAATCACTCTGCATATCGGAAACACCGATATCAAGACCATCACTGGCATTACTCCTTCTGGAGATGCGATTGATGATGTTGGCGATCTCGATTCTGCCCTTGACAGTATCTGTAGCAACACTTACAACATCAAGGTAACTGCAATCCCTACTGCTTGAAACATCTTAGGGGAGAAATCCCCTTTTTCTTTTTTTTTGAAAAAAAAAGTACCTGTGACGGAGTGATGGGCTGACGAGACCCGAATGATGCCACAGGCAATAAGATAATGTCTTATGTCCTTTATAAATATTTCTGGCAACAATCTAAATAAGATAAGATAATATCTTATCTAACAACATAAGGATGAGATAAGATGTTCACTTGTTGTCTATGTGACCAGAAGACCGATAAAGAGTATTGGATTCCCCACTATATCGGCAAGATCAGAGAAGAGATACTTGTCTGCAAGGACTGTGCTAAAGCCGATGAAGAAGAACGGAACGTCCGAATTGTGAGCTACTATCAATTGCCGTATAAGAGGTTGGAATGACACCGACTGTTGAGAGCAGAATCTTAGATTACATTTGCGAGTGTAATCAGAAGAACGAATATGTCTGGCATTCCAAACTTCTCAAACATCTGTCAGACATTGACTCTAAGAGAGTCGGAAGGAAGATCGACCAATTGTTCGATTTAGGTTGTCTCACAGGGCATTGGGAGATGATAGACGGTCAATGGACGAGAACTTATCATTTGACCGAAGGAGGACTCTGTTTATGCCATCTTCCTTTAAAAAGAGATTAAATCTGATTATACCCTACTATAACTATATATACTAAAACTGCTATCAAGATATAACAACAAAAAAGGTAGTGACCTAAGATGAATGGAGTTCACAAATTCAGAAACGATCTCGAATCTGTCTGTGGAGTATGGACGGTGGATGAGGAGTACGAAGTCGAAGACAAGTACCTTGTCTTTACGGTTATGCCCGATGATTTGGAGATCGCAATGGAACATATCGTAAATGATATGAATGAGATGGGATGGAAGTCTGTTTATTGTGACATTACCGACTCATCTATGATTGAAGTCAGAGTACCCATCTCTGATATTGATGGGGACTATTGAAAAGGAGGATGAATAAAATGACCAGCAGTATTGCAAGATTCGAGAAGAACCTGTCCTACAATAACTTCCTTGTTATCGGAAGATGCCAAAACGAAGTGACAGTCAAGACCTACAATTTGGAGGGCAAGATCAACTTCTACAGATGCCCTATAAAGGTCTGCGACTTCGATGGAAGGAAGACCGAGGGAATCCGTATCAACAATTTCAACTACTTCGCAGACATGGATCGCAACACTGACTCCAAGATGAAGGGTAATGATGCTTTCGACAATCTTATTGAAGAGAGGATTAAGAAGGGAGAGTCAATCCCTATGGGATTCGATTTGAGGGATGTTCACAGAGCAGTAAAGCACGCTTACAATGCCGAAAAGGTATTGAGAGCGATCTGCTGAAGGAGGGATGGGATGCACGACAACGAACTGAACAAGGTAATGATAGACCTTACTCACAGACTGTATTACGATTCTGATCTGGAACTGGCTACTATTCTGGATGAACGGACAGGACGTTCAATCAATCTGTCGGAGACTGCCGTTCTGAAGGTGCTGGAATATATGCTCAATCATGGATTGAAGTCTAATATCAATATCGGTACGGTCAGAGACGAGATCGCTTACAGAGAAAAGCAACAGGAGAAAAAAGACCGTCTGGAAGAATATATCCAGGAGAGGATTAAGAAGGAATATTATGAGGATATCCCTAACCGCCAGTATATCCATCTCGTCACTAAGGAGAAGGTCAGTCCCCAGGAGATCAGAGAGAAGATTCTGAACGAGATCGAATACGTCTCCAAATTGATGTGATACTATGGACGATTACTCTGCACTGATAGTCTGCTGGGGATGTATCGCATTACCTACGGTAATGATCTTTACCGTCTTCGGGCCAGCTACCGTATTCGATGCGATTGTAGAGGGATTCAAGATGATGTTGGGAGGACTGTTAGGATGAAGTATCAGATAGAACCGCTGGGTTATGCAGACAATATCCATTATATCGAGGGTTCATCCTGTCTGGATGCGATCAATAACTTCGACAAATGGTTAAGGGAGACCCGCTATTGGTATATCGTGGATGCAACCCAAGTCAGCAACCATGTCTGGAAAATAACAGTCAAGGGATTAGGGGAGAATTCTATGGGATTCGCCATATACAAGATAACTGCAAGGTGCGAAAAATGAGATATTACTGTCCTAAATGTAATCAGTATTGGACTAACAGTGAGGAGATATATACGATAGTAGAACCTGTCAGATTATGTGCTGACCATCTGAAGGAGATCGAACACAAACGCTGGATATGTGTATCCAAATGTATGACAGAGGATATCAATGACGAATGAGAAAAAGGACTGTTATCATTGTCAATTTCTGAAACAGAATTGGCGGTACTGCTACTGCGAGTACCAGAAGAGTGAGATCATCTCGCCTGGGTTGGGATGCCTGTATTACGAAGAAAAGGAGGAAAAGAACGATGCTGAAAGAGATTTGGGAATGTGACTACTGCCATTGCAAGCAGATGTTCTACAATATGAGCAGAGTCCCCGATTTGAAAGGAGCTACGATGTATAACTACTGTGAGAACAACTGTGTTGACCCTTCCGAAACCGTCAAGGGAAAATCAAGATTCACTTGTCTGGGAGTATTGGGAGAGGACGGAGTAAATCTGAAAGAGATTGTGGATAAAGTGAGAATATGAAGAAGGTAGAACTGACTGCGATATGCGATCTGGGTAGCGGAGTGCAAATGAGCCAGAGTGGAATCTATGTGTTCGAGACTACAACTCTGAAAGAGTGTATCGAACTGATGGAGAACGGTATAAGGGGACATAAAGTGACCAGAATCGAATTCAGAACGGAACAAATATGACTGCTTATGAGATCACAATGTCAAACGGAGAGAAGATTTGCTTCGATGCAGAGTCCTTCTTGGATTCTGTAAGGGAGGATAATTTCTATATCGTCCGTATGGCGAACAAAAAACGTCTTTTCATCAACGTAAAACAGATTGCTACGATAAAGGAGATGTGAACAATGACACAACATGAACTGAAACTGAACACTAAGTATTTTGACAGTATCAACAACGGAATTAGGACATTCGATATCCGTAAAGCCAATCCCAAGTATCGTATCGGAGATACGATAAGATACGAATGTGTGGACGATGACAATAAATCCATCCTTGTTCCCAATTACAGAGCCAATACGGAGACTCCGTTGAAGGTCTATGTGGCGATAGTCTATATTCTGACCCACGAAGATCATACTGCCATCCCCGAAGATTACTGTATTCTCGGAATTAAAAAGATGATGAGTTGATTGAGATGGTAAGGAAACCCAGCAAGTACGGACATTCGGATGCTAATTCCCATAGGGAAGAACCGCCTAAAAGATATAAAAGGGACAGTATAACGGATTTGCCCGAAGAACCCGATGCAGAGGGATTCAGACGTAACTACGAATCCAATCTGGGCCGTCATTCGGTCAATTACGGAGCTTGGTTCGCAGTGAAGGACGATGGGTTCTTTTCGGACTACTGGGATGCACAGGAAGGGAAGATATCTCATGGGGAATTTTGCGAGAAATACTCCAAAAATTCCAAATTCAAGATAGAAGCAATCAACATCCAGAATAATGAGACGGTAGTCTTCAACGGGGAGTCAAGATTCGGAAATATAGAGAGTGTGTTCGGTGGAGAGGGAGTTGACATATTCCATAGAGATCACTTCTTACCGTTCATCAAGATTGATTCTTCCAAATTCTGGGGAGACGGATTCACTGTCATTCGTACCAATAAATACTTCCCCAGGAGAGGTACGCTATGTTTTGAATTCGTGGATAACGATCACTGGCCCGCCCTTAGAAGAGGGTCAGCTATTCTAATCAACGAGAAGTACGTTCCGAAGGAATGGTATGGAAATATCATCGGGGAGAGGGACAATAAGAAATGCGGATGTGTAATGTCCCCTGTTGTCAATTCGATATGTATTGATTGTAAACACTTCTCTATGGATAACGATAGCGGAGTATGGTACTGCGACTACTATAAAGAGGGAACTTCCGAGATTCCCGAAGAAGATCATTGCGAACACTACGAGAAAAAAGAGGAATGAAAGATGCACAAATATGACATAATCATGCAAGTACCGAAGGATTGGACTATCGGAGAGTATGAGGACTTCATAGAAGAGGACTTCCCTATACAGGACTGCAACATCGAGGGTAGCGAATATGGGAAAATCACAGTCCACTCTCTGACCGAATGCGATCTGTTACAGATATTCAATCACATGGAGGAATATAGTACCGATGACTGTATTGTTGAATATATCTGGGAGACAGGGGACATTCCGATATTCCAGATTAACAGAACCGTCTTCCAGATGATGAGGGGATGGGACGAATTCGGCAATTGCCATGTGCTGAATGAAGAAGAGCTTATCCAGAGGATAAGGAATTGTGCGGGGGTTAAGGATGAATGAGATCAGCATCACTAAGAGAAAACTGAATATCCTACCTAAGAACGGAACAAAATTCACATTCACAATCGTAGCCGAGCTGGACGGAGAGAAGGAGAGCCGTCTTTACGATCTGTTGAGAGAGTGCGATACGAAAGGGATTCTAAGGTTGCTGGCCGAATGAGACAGACTGTTGTTGTGCAATTCGACAAGAAAATCCATACCGTCTATGATGGGTCTCTCTTCAAATACGCTTACAGATTCAGCGACTGTCCCAAATGTAAACAATTCAAGATGAAGAGAGTAGTCTATCCAGACGGTTCTGGATATGAGGTCTGCTATAATTGTGACCACCTTAGAAGATGGGAAGAGGGAGAAAATATGAACAGGATACATCCAGAGAGGACTGAATACGATCTCTCCATAGACCCATGTTGCGGGGATATGGAGGATGCAGTGATGATGAACGATATCAGAGAGGGGATTATCGAACATGAGGGACAATTCTACATCGTCTGGGGGGACGGAGATATGATTCCCTTGAAATACTGTCCGAGTTGCGGGAAACCCATCAAGAAGAAGGACATGGGGAACAAATGTATCCACTGTCCCGAATGTGCGGTACTGTTCGACAATGAAGGTGGTTATAGCGGAGTCGTACCAGACAGTCATTCGCAAACGTGTAAGACCTGTCTGAAAGACAATAACAAATGTCCGAATTGCGGTAACGATCTGCTTAATGTCTCTGACTTACACTGCCATTGTTGTACTCAATGCAATTACAAGAGGGATGATGAGTGACAGACAATATCGTACTGACATTCCCTAAAGGGAATTGTAAGGAGATCATAATCAAGGGATTACCATTCGTCCAAGTGGACGTAGGAATGTCTGCTGACCAACTGATACTCTATCTGATGAAGTATTCTGCTTCCGATGAAAAGATGTGTGCGGTAGTGAAGAAGGATGAATGAATGATTGATTATATCTGACTATACTATTATATAGTAGATAAGACAATATCTGATATAACAACAAAACAGGAGACCAACGAATATGGTTACGGATATCGAAAAACAATTGGGACTTACATTGAAAGTCGGAATGAAGATTCATGCAAAAGGGTGGAGAGGAGAAGAGGATATCTATACTGTCATTGAGTTAAGTTATGGCGGGATAATCTACTCTTATGAATGCAATGGAAAAGAATCATTCGATGAAGGAACTGTAAGTCAGTTTTTCATGCTTTTTTCAAGCTCATTGGACGAGATCAATCTTGATAAGATTATCTCTATCGAGGAGTGAGAATATGGCTGACCATATCTGCGAGAGTTGTGCGGAAGGACACATAATCACTCCAGCCACAATTGAACTCAAATGGTGGTTGGGCAGTAAGTGGTTATGCGACAAATGTTATTTGGAGATTGTGAGAAAATGATAAAGAAGACCACAACGACAACGATAACCTGTGATGTGTGCGGAGCTGACTGCTCCATTAAAACGAATTGCAGACCTAATATGGTTCAAGTCTATCATCTGGATATCGGGATATCTGGACTCTCCGTAGAAGGTAAGGTAGTCCCCAGAGGGGATGAAAGATTCGCAGTCGATCTCTGTCCCAAGTGCTATGACGGATGGATGTTGCTGAATCACAATGGGCCTTATAGGAAACCTACTCAATTCGTATATTATCTTAGAAAAGACCCTAACAAGAGAGATGGGTTGAACAGGAGGAAAGAATGACCGAAGTAAATCGTATCAAATGTCCCAAATGCGGGTCAACATCTGTTATCTATTACGGTAACGACTTGTACGGATGTTGTAATCTCGAATGCGAATACAAATGGAAGATTCCGTCTATTGTCGGGGAGTATGAGCTACGGATTAAGCAGTATGGAGATCAGAGACTATGAAGTGCATCTTTTATCCCGAATGTGACAATGAGAACTGCACCGTCAAGACCTGTCCCCATTGGATTGAGATTGTCGGAAAGGATGGTGCGTAAGAATGGCAACATTTACAGACTTCGAAGTATGGTATCACGGTAAAGCACCGTTAGGGATAATCTCTATCGTGAGGAACGAGATGACCGTTAGCGGTCTTCTTACAGTAGGGATTGTTGAAGGAGATTCGATTCATATTTAGGCCAACAGATTCAATGAGGAATACTACGCTGAAGCAGTGGAAGAACTGAAAGAGTATGCGAGATCACATAACGGTAGGTTGGAGATTAACCAACTGACCGAATGCAAGCTATCCTTCGAATGGATATGGGAGGATGAAGAATGACTCCGATTTTACCCTGTTCCCATTGCAAAAGCAGTCGTACCAATATACAGATTGATAGAGACAATATATCAAGGATATATTGTGCTGACTGCGGTAACGGAGTATATTTCGATAAACCGAGGAGCAACGATCAGTCCACATTTGGATTATTGACTTGTCTGATAGAGAGATGGAATTCTCAAAAGGGGATACAGTAATGGCAACACACAAGACGAATAAAGAGCGTATTCAGAAGATCATAGACGGACTTCCTGTAGGGACTAAATTCACGGCCAGAGACCTGTCTGTGATGTTCGGGAAGCAATCTCCCCCTATCCAAGCTTATGGAAGGTTGCTGATGGGGATGGAACGGATAGTATGTCTACCAAGTAGGCGGAGCGAAGCTAATACTTACATGAGGGTGGAATGAGACAATCAATAGGGGAAGAAAAATGAGTAAAAAACAAGATATTGGTCATGGCGGGATTAATGACTGTCCCAGATGCCATTTGCACTATGTAAACCCCGTCAAAACCGAGATCGAAGGAGAAACTAAATGGAGAGTAATCTGTTCTAATTGTTATTTCGCTGGCCCAAATGCAAATTCATCGAGATTCGCAATCAGAGAATGGAACAAAATGATTAACAACTATGGAGAATGAAAGGATGAATAAGATCATAGTCTCAAAAGGATGGTTTAGCGGATGGGAGTCTGTCTCTGAATTCACACTCACATTCGAGACTACTACCGAAGAGGACAGAAAAGCCGTATTCGACTTAATGAATAACAGAAAAACAGTAAAGGTAACGATAGAGGAAGTGAAGGAATGACGTATTATGTGACCATCGGAATCGCACACGCAACAAGAGAACTGACATTGAGACAGGAGATGGATATAGAAGACCTCCTAAAATCCGCATTGGGAGTCCCCGAAGACGATGAGGACTCTATGGAGATAGATTATGATAAAGAAGAGGAATGAAGAATGATTACTACTAATTCCGAGCTACTCAAATCTAAAGCGAAGTCCCAGATAGGGAGATGGTTCACGGACAGATCAGAAGTAATCTCTCCTACCGATTACTACTACTGCTACGCAGTAGAATTCAATGAGAACGGTAACGATTGGGAACTGCAACTCTACAAATTCGATACGATGTTCAACACTATTGAAAAGGATACGATCTACTTAGAAGACCTTCCCGAATATATGAACAGAATTCCCAAAAAGACTGGAATGTTAGCATATACTACCGTCAAAACCAGTATCGAATGCCTTTTGAAAGCAAAACCAGAAGACCTGGAGAATTTGTTATGAACGACTATCCGCATATTGCCTGTTATAAACCCGATGATTGGACTAATGACCAATGGAGTGAATAGATCAGAACCACCAAACGCAGAATTACCTGTGGTCAGAATGACTACGGGAAATACTGCTATGTCTATGATGATTACTGGGAAGCACTTAGAGAGTGGGAGAGCCAGAATAAGCTGAAAATCGAAGAGATGAGACCCATCATATCAGAGCTTGTTGCGAAGCAACAGGACTCCCTTAACCAATTGGGAAAGGACTACGATATATCGGCAGATTGGCTGATATACGAATTCGGAAAGCAATTCAGAGCAATAGAACGCAAGAAGGAGAGAGGACAGTGACCGAGAGGATATTTCCAAGCTCCCCCTACATCTGTAAGTTGTGCGGGATAGGTACTGACGGTTCGATACTGATTGATGGTAAAGCGATCTGTAAGAAGTGCTACAAAAGATATCATCTGGAAGAAGCGACTGGATTCACAGTGGAAGAACTGTACGGAGAATGAGTATGCAACAGTTATGTCAGATGGGTTTTCATTGCCCGTATAAAAAGTGGGGAGAGGGAGAGGAATTATGCACCTATCCCTATGTCTTCATCCCCGATAATGAAGAGGATATGACCTTCGGATTCCCCGAAGAAGGGGACTGTCCGTTATTGAAGTGGGATTCGGAACTGTATGATCTGGTCTATGTCTATCAGAATTCGGATAAGGTCAGAGACCTTATCTCCGATGAAAAGAAGAGGTTGGACGAAGAAAACCGTAAGCTGATAATGGAACTCCATAAAGAGGTATTCGGGGATGATTGAATGACGAGATATTTGCGTAAAATCAATTATGTGGAAGCCGTCAGATGGACTGGGGACAATCGTACCGAAATTGAGGAATTCACGAAAACTAATCCTGGAGAGATATTCTGGGATTTCATAGACGGTATCTCGATTAAAACCCCTAATGGCCGTGTAACGGCCAAAAAAGGAGACTGGATATGTAAGGATATGATGGGTATGTTATATCCATGTTCGGATGATGTATTCAGACAGACCTATCATGTCGAGGAGGGGGATTGAATGAGGGATGAACCTTACGATGTGGCATTGTTCTTCCCTAACCATGTCACACTTAAACGGATGAACGAACTACTGTCTGAACTCTATGACAGTCTGATTTTTGTGGACTATGCAACATTGGAATTCGAGGAAGACGGACTGTACTGTGAAGCTAAGTCCCATCACGCAAATACAGAAGAGATAGTTGACGAGATCGGCAACGGAGACGTAATAGTCGATTGGGATACTATGAGTGATTGGGAAGTAGCAGAGGGGGATGATTGAATGGCAAAAATAGATGTGAGGATTCCTAAACAATGCGAAAAGGACGAGATCGTTACCATAGATAGTCCGATTCTTCCCTGTTGCAGTCAGATGGCTATGCTTCTCATAGAGAAGAGGGAGACGGTCAGATATGACGAACAATCCGATTGTTGCTTACTGCATATCGACTCTGGATACTGGATTCCGATGCGTTACTGTCCGTATTGCGGAAAGAGTATCAAAAGTGCAGATAAGAAGAAAAAGAAGAGTAAGAAGACGTATGAGGAATACGACTTCATAGAGTATCAGCCATTGAAAGGATGAAAAGTACGTCGGAGTCGGAGGGGAATATGACGAAACCTCCGATTCCGACTAACCGACAATCGACTGAAAGGAGTAAGATCGTAATTGTCGGGTAAATGAAAAACTGCTTATTCCGATTTAAAACTTTATGAAGTAGGTCTGCACAATGGGGTGTGTGCGTTTACGGAGAAAAAGCAATGTGCAGACCATTGCACCGATAGGGAAAGGAAACCAACAATGCAAAAAAGCAACCCTACCGTATATGCGGTCAGTTTACTTTTTCAATGGTAATTTTGACCTTATCGCCTGTGTTCACATCCCCAAGCAGATTAAGCTCGGTAGTGATGTAGATCGCTTTAGATGAACCGCTGGTCTTGACCTCTTTAACGGCAGTGATTGAATTCATTAGATAATATAATATATTTGTCATATAAAAGATTATTTTGTCATATAAACTGTTTAGTTATACCCTACTATATCCCATTAGTATTAAATAGCATTAATGCCATTTGAATTTATGGCCTATACTGTAGCAGTCAATTCCAAAGATGTGTATGAGTCATTGACATTGGCCAATGCGAAAGCACACGCATTGATGCATATAAAAAATGATTATGCTCATACCGTCTCCATCAAATACAATGATAAGGTTTTTGCCAAATACGAAAAGAAGGGCAAGAAACTCTATTACACCAGCGTGAATACCCATCAGACCTACGAGATTGATTCGAAGGGTAATCGTGTTGGAGAAAAGACTGCTAAAGCAGTCAAGACTGTCAAGACTGTCAAGACCGTTAAAACCGTCAAGGCAAAACCCGAAGTCAAAAACAATGCTGGAGTGAAGATCGGAGATATCTTCTGTGCAAGTTGGGGATACGATCAGACCAATGTGGACTGGTATCAAGTTGTTGATGTTACTGCAAGCGGATGCTATATCCTTCCTATCGGTTCGAAGAGGGTAGGATTCGATACGGTCATGCCTGTCAAGAACGATTTCGGAGACAGGGATGTTCTGCTCGATGCCAATAACAAACTTTCCAAAAAAGGAGTTTTCAAGAGAACGTTGGTCAGTGGATATGACGGAGAGGTATATCTGCGTTTGAGCAGTTTTGCATTTGCCCGTCCCTGGAATGGCCGTGCGAAATATGAGACCCCTATCGGAATGGGACATTGAATAAAGAGGAAGTGAAAGTATGGCAAGCAAAATTACACAGGCACAATGGGATAAGATCGGTAGGCAGATTGTAAGGGCATCTGGGGGAATCAGACCTCTGGTAAAGTATGTGACCGATCATTATGCGTATAGTAATCCACAGGGTACTCTCGAAGACTGGGCAAAAGCATACATCCGTGAAGGAAATATGTGGATTTATGAAGAAGATAAGGCATATCAGTTGGATAAACTCAATATCCCGTATAGGAGTGCAGATAAGAAATTCAACGAGGTATATGGTAGAGCAACATACTATCTCGTATATCAATATCTCAAAGAGCATGGCCTTATGATTGAAAAGACCACAAAACCTTATGGCAAGGGATATACCTATGATATCAAAGTCGTAAAAGACCCCTATTCAAAGAAAAAGACTGTTAAGAGGAAGTGAAGACATGGTTGATTATTGGATATCTGCTGATGGAAAAATAGGAGAACAGTACAGAGGGATTTTCAAACCTACTATGAAAGCATTAGAACCTTTCGCAAAAGTCATCTCTCTTAAACACAAGAACGTACCGATCTATATCGCAACTGGCGGTCTTGTCCCAGGGCCTGTTCTTTATGAATTCAAAAAGATGGTCTTCATTAACGGACAGGGTATGCCGTATAAAGATCGTAAAGAGATTACCTATGAAGGGAAAAAGTACACCTGGTATCAAAACCAGTGGTGCAGTGAGAGTTATTTGGCACATTTAAAGAAGAATAAGAGGAAGTGAAAATATGGTATGGATAGCAATGGATAAGACGATGGTTCACTTCGATTCTATCATCGAAGCAAGGGAAATCGCAATAATGATGATGGAGAACAATCCCTCTAAATACCGTAACAGTGGAGTGATGATCTTCGCTACTAAGGAAGGTAAACCTCTGGGAATCGTCAGTTATTACCGTACTCCTAACAGTGACGGTAAATCTGGTAAGTATGTTTATTCCGATTACGGTAAGGTATATGGTACTATCAGACGTTCTCTTAATAAGAACGGTAAAATCATTAGATGAGGAGTTGAAAAGAATGTATTATTACCTGGATATCATTAAAACTGATGGTTTGGGAAATATCGTTCCCTATACTGGGCAGATCAAGTTTACTTCTCTGGAAAAAGCAAGGGCAAAACTCATCCACCTTATCGACACTAAACCTTACAGTCTTGAATTCTCTTACAGAATTTATGAGAATCCCAAATCTATCAAGGGTACGTCTCCCACTAACAAACTGGGAGTAACAGGAGATGACCGTACTGTATTGAGGGGAACGATAAGCAAAATCGGAAGCAGATACCAGTGGATTGATTACAAGGACAATTCCGACTATGCTCATAAAGAAGTTTACAAGAACGGTGCTATCAAAAGTGTATGGCAGTGGAGGAAGTGAACATGGCCAAGAGGAGATATGCAAACGATCTCTACCGTATAGAGAGTACCAAGTCTGGGGACGAGATCGAATTCTGTAAGACCTTCAGAGAAGCTATGGCTACTCTGAAAAAGTATGAGAAGATGGATATGAAGGACGGAACGTTCACTCCTGGGTTCTACACTATCTCCAGGTTCACAAGTGTCGCTAAAGGCAGTTACTACGAGCCGATCTACGACTCCAAAAAGGGTCTCTACGGTTACAGACCTACCCGTACTGCTAAGAAGAAGACTGTTAAGAGGAAGTGATCTTGTGGGCTATATATTGAAATCTCTCAAAAATCCCGAAAATATCATTACAATGGATTATGACAATACCATGTCCCAGATTAGGTTTACTGCTATGAGTATGTGTAAAAGTAATGATAGGATTGAGATCGGAGATGGCGAGACTGTATATAACTCCAAGAATCAGATTGTTGGGTATTATACCAACAAGAGAATCGGAGAAGTCTATATCTCTAATTCCAAGTATATGTGGAAATCATTCAAGAAAGGGGATTCTTACGAATTGACTAAATCTGGCAATATCAAGAGGAAGTGAGATCAATGATTGACAATAAAAGGTATGTCTGTTATGTTATCCACTCTTATACCGATTTTGATAAGAGGGATAAGAAGGGGAATATTGTTCCCAGATGGCATTATGATGTGAAGAACATGGCCTACTTTACAAATAAAGATGCTATGAAAAGGTGGATGCGTAAGCAGAGGAAAGCAGTCCCCTTCGGAAGTCCCAAATTTTATATTTATTTGGAGGGAGAAAATAAGGTTTATGAGAAATATGTATTACATGACCGTGGATTAGGCATATTAACTCAATCTTCTCCACTGGATACTAAAAGACCTAACACTATTGGAAGGTTCTGAACATGGCAAAATACTATTGGTTAATGTGGGCCAGATACGATGATTCCCATAATAGGGAGGATTTACCTGGGGGATACACTTCTCTGAAAGAAGCAAGGAAAGATGCAATGTATTACGCTAAAGTGAACCATCCTATCATCATTGACGGTTCAGATGATCTTGTCGTTAAATTCGGTAAGGAATTCTATACTCTCCGTTACAGACGTATCGGTAAGTCCTATACCCATATCAGAGTGCGTATCCTTAAAGACGGTTCTCTGTCTAAGAACAGACCTACTAAGGCAGATATCGTCCCTTACAGTATGATGACTTGGTTGAAGGATGATGTTCTATAAACACTATTGAGGAAGTGAAAGTATGGTCTATTACAGTGCAGACTATCTAATCAAGGCAGACGGAACGCTGATTAAAGGAAAGTGGTAAAATGGCAACTAATGTTAAAGTCGCAAAGAAAATTATAGATGGTGTTGAATTCGATAAGAATACCCCCGATAAAGTTGTGAGAATTCTTTTGGGCATGATGGGAACTCACACCAGAATCAGACTATTCTACGGAGATTCCAAAACTGGTAGGGACTGGTGCGAGGAATATGATACGATGGGATATGTCGGACGTTCTAATGGAAAGATCAAGATTCCCCTCCTAATCAACAATTCTAAAAGTATGGGTGGCGGTGCGATTCTTACTGGAAGTATTGTTCGTATCACCATTGATAAGAAGGATGTTTACAGGCATCCCAAATATCATATCGGAAAGGTCGAACTGAAACCGTCTGGATATGCTAATGTTCCTTATGGAGTATGGATTGACGGTATGAATCAGGCTAATTTCAAGACCCCTGAAAAAGCTATGAAATGGGCCGATTTCATCAAAGGAAACACTAACTCCAAGTCGTGATTCAAATGGCAAAATACAGATGTGTTAAAGCAGATAGTGTGGTCAATGTCATTCGTGACGGTGGCCGTACTTACGTTGAGGACGGAATCGCAAATGCCCGCAAGCGTGCTATGAAGATGATTCATGGAGACAGGGACAATGCGGTTCTTATCTTCCGTGAATCGGACTATAAAGAGAGACCGTGGGCGGGATACGTTGAGAAGGTTGTCCTGTCTTCCAAGAAACTGAATGCCTACGGCACTTATACCAAAAAGGGTCTTGTCGCATTGAACAAGGATGGGACTCCGAACAACTGATAAGGGATATTATGGCCGAGATCACTGTCAAGAAGATTGTAGATACTGCTAACGATATCTACGGAGTCCTCTATCGTAAAGAAGCTGGCAAGACTACCAGCAAGGATACTGAATTGGTCATTAGGGTCTGTGTTCAGTTATACGACTGTAAGATGAAGACCGCCAAATTCAAGAATATCATTCGGGCCTGTGTGAAGTACCGTGAGGACGTTTACTCTTCTGACAGGGAGATCGCTTCCTTTATGCTGGCTCTGGAAAAATTGAGAGTAGATTATTGAGGGATAGTATGGTAATTCTGAAAAAGCAAAAAGGAGAGAAATACCCCTGGGGATATCATTGGGAAAAATATCATTTTCCCAAAAATCCCTCTGATGAACAATGGGGACTGTTCTATTATGATGACGAATATGATATGGATACTGAAATGGCACATATCATAAAAAGAGGAACGGGATATTTCGTTAAATCTCACGGAACTACCAATGTTTTCATCAATCTTACCGATGCTAAAAGATGGGCAGAGAGTAAAGTATTGGGTAATGAGTGCTATCTTACCAAGAAAAAGAAGACCACTACGAAGAAGTGAGATCAATGGCAACTATCAAGAAAAAGAATAAGGACGGATATACCTACGGATTCAAGTGGGAAATCTGGTACAATGCTTCGAACCCTTCTGAATGGAATTGGGAACTGGTCTACAATGATGATGGCATAGATGACCCTATGGGAGAGGTAGTTAGGTCTGGTTCGTATTATGTTGCTAATCTGAACATTTCCAGTCCTTCTAAAAAATTCAAGACCCTTACCGATGCAAAAAGGTATGTTGAGGGAGAATTCGGAATCGAGATTACTAAGAAGAGGACGGTCAAGAAGACCGCTACCAAATCTGCTACCAAAAAGAGAACCGTAAAGAGGAAGTGAGTATGACCATTACCAAACTCTCTATCAGACCCAGGGCATTCAAACGCTACGGCACTACCACCAGCCGTTCCTATTACGGTACTCTGGATAAGGCCAGGGCAAGTGCGGTCTCCGATCTACGCAGACTGTCTGAAGCACCTAACATTTGGCAGAAGAGTACCCGTGTGACCGTCTATGATGCGAATCCCGACAAAAAGGATAGAGGTCATTTGCACATCTTCTCTGACTGTCCTACTAAGGAGAACACTATCGGATATGTAGTATTCAATTGGAACGGTACTCCCTGTTGGACTGACAAAAAAGGCAACATTACCCATCGTATCAGCAAGGATGGGTCTATTAGGAAGTTGAAAGCGTGAAGACCTACTATGTTAAAAAATGGGGAGACTCCGATGGGAAGGAGCATACTATTAAAGCGAAGGATAAGAATGAACTGAAAGAGAAGATGATCGGTAAACTCCCCTACGGCAGATATACTGTCAAGGACGAGAATGGAAAATCGCTTACTGGCATAACTCTTCATGCTCATAGCAGACCGCAACTTCCGAAAGAAGAGTATGACAACCTCTATTTTTATATTCCCGATAAGGCACAGAGTTTGATTGATAGCGGAAAGTATTCCCCTCCCAGACTGGCTCATGGAAGGTATGACTCTATTACGGAAGTCCGTAAATCAGCATTAGCAAAATCCTATAAGGGGTATAAACTAAATGCTCTGACAGGATGGGATAATGAACCTGTTATTTTCAATATCTACAAGGGAACGAAACTTCTGGGACAGGTCTATTGCTCCCCTCTCGCAAAAGCACCGTATAAGGGAACAGGAAAATGGATAGAGTATGTTCGTCATACGAATAGTCCGTTTATGTCCTCTAATAGCTACATCCTGTTTAAAGACGGGTCAATCAAGAGGGAATGACAATGCCGATGATTGTAAATGATGTTTATGTGAAGGACGGTAAGACCGTCAAATCCAAGCTCGGAAAGGAAGGACGTTACGGAATTCGTTACGGTCACTTCGGACAGATCATAGATGTTGCCGACAACCTGGATGATGCCAGGAGAAAAGCGGTCAGCTACTTCAAACTCTATGTGGAAGAGCGTAAAGGTACTCCTGGAGATATGGTTATCCAGACTGCATCCACTTACAGTTATGTCTTCCCCAAACCCGATTTTAAAAAGGAATCAGATAGATACTCTATGAAAGAGACCTGGATTTACAAGAAATCCAATGAGAGATTCCCCTTCAATCCTAAAACTGGGAAACTGATTAAGGAGTGATACTATGTATTATTCAAGAGTGAATTATTCAAATGGAAAAGACGAGAAATTCTCCGACAAATCCATTGTCGGCATGAGAGCAAAAGCAGTTAGAGAACTCCGCAATATCACTAAGGGAGGAAGGATTATCGGGGTCCTTAGCCACCATATTATGATCTTCGATACTCCCGACTTCTATAGAGATCGGTTTATGTCCGATTCCGAATTGAGTAAACTCATCCATGAACATTGGATAGGGAATATTAGAAGAACCGTCTGGGATGATGGAAAGGAAGTCCTTATTTGGTATCCCAGCAAGGGAAAGGATAAGGGAAGACGTATTTATTTCAACGAAAAAGGCAAGGTATTGAGGAAAGAGTGATAGTATGGCAAAATATGTAGTGAATATAATCGTAGGCAGACCCGATAAGACCCATACTATTCGGGAAGTAATCGGAGTCGCAAGTACCATCCAATCCGCAAGGAAAATGTCGATAGGTTATATCGGCAAATCTAAGGATAGGTTTACAATCATCAGTATAAAACCTTCTCTTAAGAAGGGAAGCAGATTTACTTCAACAATTAGGTCTCTGGATGAGATTGACGAAGAATTTGCATTTGGGAAGGGAGATGTTGAAGTTATGAACTATGAATATAAAGATCGCTATTATTTAACTGCTAAACCCCCCCTGTATGATGAATATGCAATCGGTACGGACGGCAGAATTCTATTCAAGAGAGATTATTGGAATTGAAGGGATAATATGGCTAAAATCTATATTGTCGGAGAGTCGGTCTTCAAATACAATTCCCCCCATATCGCAGAACTCATCCCCGCTACGGTCAGCAAACTGTCTGTGAGGGATATTCTCAACTACCTGTCTTCCAATTACCGTAAACTGAATATCAAAGATGGTTCGGTCTATTCCTACGACTGTAAGTATCTGTGCAACTTCAAGATCGGTTTTGAGGGAATCTCTATCAGCAATGCAAACTCTAAATTGAAGAAGGATTGATACTATGGTAAAAGCAATTAAGAATATGGGTAAAAAAAGAAAATCTGCAAACGGATATGGATTGATGTATATTGCAGATATGGAAGATAAGATTCATGGTGCAGACAGAGATCATTGGTTCAAATTTGAATTCAATAACGAGACTGTCATACTATTTCCTACTCTCAAAGAACTCCTGGTAACCGTCAATAAATACCTTAAACCCACTAAAGAGTACAAAATGGGAGACGTATATAAAGTAACTAATCACAGAAAAAGCAGATATGCTGAATTAGTGATTAATACCTGGGATTTTGAAAGGAAATCTTATGCGTATGAGAATGGGAAATCCATCGGAAAGGGAGATATGATGCTTTTCGTTGAAAGTAAAAAACGTGGAGAATCAGGCCCAAGTTATGCAGTTAAAAAAGATGGGACACTTACTAAGATTCATTATGTAAGCAGAAGGGATTGAATTTGGGCAAAAATTGAAGAAGGATTGATACTATGGTAACTTACAAAAGTCCTGTGTATGCTACGAAAGTGAACAACTACTACAGGGTAGTGACCGATGAAACTCTCTATCTCGGAGAGATCACATTCTCGTCTCTTAAAGAGGGATTCATCAAAGCAATTCGTCTTTATAACAAAAATGCGAAAAAGAATATCACTGCACCTACCTTTATCTTCCGTGGAAGTGTTTATTGGATAGACGGCATTGGATATCCTTCTAAAAAGGGAAAAGGAACTACCTGGTATTGGGAATTATCCAGAGTAAAAAGCAAGTGGGTCAAGGCAGATATGGGTATGCTGACGGTAATCAATAAAGGTGGTGCGGATTGTGAACCTTACCTTATGTATATTCCCAAATCGAAAGTCAATCTTCCGAATGCCATAACTTATATCGGAAACCCGTTTGAGTAAGGAATTTAACTAAGAAATACATTCATTCTAATAGTGATACTATGCTCTCTGATAAAGTAAAAGGTCTGTGCATCGAGATCGGTAAGCCAGTGGCTTCTGGAAAGGTGCAGACCTTCGGGCAATTCTGTAAGACTGGGAATGTGAGATACAACGTCACTGGTCAAGACGGGCCAGAATTCCGTATTAAAGGGAGATATCATGGATATAGTGACGTTTTTGTATTCAAGACTTACAACCGTAAAAAGTACGTCTTCTATTCTGTCAATCATTACACAGAGAGGGATGAGAAATACAAATCGGAATATCTTGTCCCTGGCCCTCGTATCGGAAGGGCATATAGGGATTGGATGAATACAGATAAAGTACAATTCTATTGAGGGATACTATGGTAAAATATGGAATCTTCAATAATGTCAAACACAGGACTATTGTTTTTGACGAACTTATTAAAGCACGCAGATACGCAATGAACAATTGGGAGGATGTAAAGGACAAAAAAGGTTCTGTTCCAATTTTCTACCCTCCCTCCAAAAAAGTCGTTACGGAGATAATGCACTCATATCGCCAGGTACGTTCTATCTATGGGGAGGAGAGGTTATTCTTTACCGAGATATTACACATAGATGGTTCTACTCTCTATGAAGTGAATCAAAAGACTGGGAGAGTGGTTCGGCATGACTAAGAAGGACTTAGGATATTCTCTGACTATCTACGGTAAAGGTAAGACAGGATATAAGACCCGTAAATATGTAGAAGGACTGCTTACTAAGGAACAAGCTCTTAAGAAAGCAGTCAAACTACTCTGCACGACTACCAATCTCGTTGATATCGACAAGGATTGGGAGACCGTGGATAGATACGGAGAGATTGAAGAACATTCCCGCACCTTCGGTACTGTTCACATGGTCAAGAGGAAGACTGGCAATGCCTACATCATCCAGACCTTCGATAAGGACGGATGGGAGAGCTACACTTACGATCTGAAAGCAGACGGAAAGATGACCAACAGGAGATGAGAGATATGGTATCTGAAAAAGGTATTGAATGGTATCATCGTATGCCATTGAAAGACTTTATTAAACTCTATAAAGCAAATAAATACCCCTGGACTTATTATATCAAGGGGGATTCTGACCCCTATCCAGGTTATACAAGAGGGTCAAGTACAACTACTATCCCTAAGAAATATTATAATTGCCCTGTAACTGATGTAACTCTGACTTATTTCATGGGAGATTTTGTGACAGTGTATATAGACTGTGACTCTGTTGATAAAGCTGATCTCAAATCGTCTTCTACGAAAAAACGTACTCTTAAAAAGAAAAGTAGGAGATGAATCATGTTCTATATTTTACAAGAAATCTATACAGATACGAATGGAAGATATGTCTCCCCCGACAGATATACCCTTACCCATCACAAAGGTTATCCTTCTCTTATTTCTGCCAGAAAAAATGCTCTTAAAGACCCTACTTTTACTATGTATCGTCAATGTATCTATGAGGGAGACATTAATTCTGCTAAATTAGTTGGAATTGTGTATAGGGAACTCAAAGGAAAAGATATCTACCACTATACCTCCGCAAAAGTATGGAAAGACCTTAAAGGCAAAATGTGGTATCTCAATAAAGATGGGACACTTGGACGTAGATATTACAAGAGGGGATGAAAACCATGTATTATCTTGAAGATGAAGACAACGGATTCGCTACTCTTACTAAGGCAAGAGCGCACGCTATCAAGATGATTCCTTACTATCGGGATATGGGAGAGACCTCTCCCCGTATCAGAATCTATTCTGATGCCAAACACAGGAATCAGATCGGTTTTGTAGCAATTGGTATCGGTCAGCCAGTGTGGGTAAGCAACAATCCCAACGGACGGTCTGGCGATCTCAACAAAAACGGTACTATCAAGAAGAGGTAATTGAGATGGCCACTGCAAAAACATTCAAGGTCAAATTAGGAAGATATTCTGTTCCGTTTATACATCACAGTGATTATGATTTCTATAACGGAGACGATTATGAGACATATATCATTGACCCAAACTATGATGGATTTACTGAAATAGCCATATATTATAAAAAGAAAAACAAAAAATTCAAAGCTCAATTCGTTTGTTTTTCTGCAAAGAAATATGGCTTTACAAAAGATTCAGATTATGCAACAGTATTCAATACCGAATCTGATATGATTAACGGATTTATTTCATGGTTACAGTCACTATCAACTGCTAAGAAGTCTAAGAGGTAATCTAAGGGATATTATGGCACACTACATCCTTATCGGAGAATCCAAATTCTGTAATGAACCCGATATCGAATTCAATTCTAAGGTTGATCTCGATATCATAGACGCCCGTGCGAAAGCAGTAAACATCCTGTCCTCTCCCAAATACAAGGACAGATTCTGGGCAGTATCTATCTTCAAGAATGATAGGTTCATCGGAGCAGTAGATCGCACTGATAAGATTTACCGTTATACGTCTAAGGGAAAGTCTGTCAGACTTTACAAGGACGGAACGGTAAGGGTCTGATATGGTTTACTTCGAAAAAGGCCGTAGATACGGTTCTAAGACGGTCATAGTCGTACAGAAGACCGATAAGGATAGTCTGACATACCGCTATGCTTCTGGTAAGAAGCATTATACCGTTCCTATCCATTGGGCAAGACTGAAGAACATCGAACATCCTGTGCAATATGTAAGAGTAAAAGGGAGGATAATATGGGCAGTGGAAAGAAGATAATTCGCAGATACTTCTACATGATTATCACGGATTACGAAGTGACTGGCTACACGGATATCCAATCCGCAAGGAGATCGGCATTGCAGATATGTCTCAATACCAATCGTCCCTCTTTAAAGGTCTGGAAGGTCAATCGCAGACTCTACGGTACTGTGAAGAACACTAAGGACGGATGGATGTGGATTCCCAATACTGGCGCAATACAGTATCTGCATGAGGACGGTTCTACGGAATCCCTTTTGAGGAAAGCTCTCAAAAAATAAACTATTTAAATTATCTTATTATATCTTATCTTAATGTTCGAGGAGATATTCACAGAACCTGTCCCTCCTCTCAATGTGAAAGACCCTGTTATCGCAGTCTGGAGGGCATACGGAAACAGGAAGGAGAAGGTCTGCGACAATATGCAACAGGCAAGGGCATACGCTATCCGTGTTTTAGGTGGAGATGACAGGAACGAGGTTCGTCTGTTCGATTCTAAGACGAAAGCCAAGAGGGGGACAGTCGCATTGTTCGGTGGTCAGCCGTATTGGTACTATGACAACAGAACATGGTCTCTGACCCCAGACGGAAGACTGCTGAAGGACTGGTTCGATTACTGATGCCCAATCATTTTAAAGTTGAATGTGAGAAGTATCAGATGGTTACGGATTCCATCGAAGTAGCGAGATCGGCAGTGCTTAAACTCATACGTCAAGATGTGTATAGATCATCCAGAATCGCTTCGAGAGAAATCTTGAACGGTATGACTCTCTACGGTACTGTAAGAGTATCTTACAGTAAAGAGAAGAAGGAGTATCAGTATTGGTGGTTTCCAGCTACGGAGAACAAGAAGATTCAGTATTACCGTATCAACGAAGACGGCACTATCAGATATGCGATTGAAAGGAAGAAAGGAAGATGACAAGAGATTTCTATGCTCCCCACAACTATTGGTGTAAGACCTATGACGGAATGGCTGGATATCCAGACGAAGAAGGGGATTGGGTCAATACCGAAGAATGGATTTACGATTGGCTGAAAGAGAGGATGATGCGCTATCCGAATAAACCAGCCAGACTGCATCTGACCCGTAAAGGGTACGGAAAGAACGGATTCTGTCTTGACAAACTTCCTTTTATAAGGTTTGAAGGATGGGACGATCTGAAGGAGAATGAGGGTTATTTCTATCTCAAACTGGATAAGAACGAATGGTACATCAAGGTAGAGGATGTTTACGCTACCTATGACATGATTATGCGTATCCAGGACAGGATTATGGCAGAATACGGAGAATGAGATGACCGATAAACCGAAGACGATCAGAGTAGCACAATATGCCCGTGTATCCAGGGAAGAGCAGAAGCTGGAGAATCAGTTATTGGTATTGGAAAGAGAGGTAGCCAACCATCCAGATTGGATTGTCATCGAGACCTATACCGATAAGGCCAGCGGAGCTAACCAGAACAGACCTGGATTGGATAGGATGATGGCTGATGCGAAAGCTGGCAGATTCGATCTCATTATCTGCACCAAGCTTGACAGGATGGCAAGGTCAGTATTGAATCTGGCCAATCTCTGTAAAGAGCTTGATGAGAATCATATCGGATTGAAATTCGTTGAACAGGCCATTGATACTACCACTCCCGAAGGGAGGATGGTCAGAACGATGTTGGGAGCTATCGCAGAATTTGAATTGGAGTTGATTCATTCCAGGACTAAGGACGGACAAGAGAGGGCAAGGAAAGAGGGTAAGATCATCGGAAGACCCAAATCCACTCTATCCGATTATCAGATTCAAAAAGCGAAGGAGATATTGGCGCAGAATCCCGACATAAGCCAACGTCAATTCGCAGATCAATTCAACGGTATAGGAAGAAGACAACTCATTGAGGAACTAAGGAAGATCGGAGTGTGGACTAAATAAAGGGTATAACAATTGCAACTTATATCGGATTCGTTCAAAATATCTAAATATCTCCCTCCTCCATATATTATTATGCAGTACGCTATCGTTGGTTATACTTCCAAACCTAAATATCCCATTGCAAAGGATTTTTCTGAAATGCCTTTAACCGAGGCCCGTATCATTGCGTGCGAAAAAGCGAAAAAGAATTATGAAGTCCGTATCTACACAAAAACAAAGAGTGAGACCAAAGTCCTTGAAGAGATATGGAAAGGAAATCTGAACGAAACAATCACTAATGCGCCCAACAGAAAAATGTTTTACTGTCGCAAATACGATGGTAAACATCTTAATCCTGGCGAGGTTTCTCCCAAAACTGGAAGATATACTGAATTTGCCAATATAAGAATAAGGTAAAATTCTCTTTTAATCAAACATCTTTTAAAAACCAATTCTTCAAAACTCTTCAAAACTCTTCATTTGAATAGTTATCTGTAAGATAACTAAAAATAGTATCAATCCTATTTTTCAGTATGGCATATTACGTTACCAGAGGAGACAATCTTTATACTAAAAGCGGAACTAAAATTAACCCCGCTACGAAGAAATTCGACAATCTTACAGATGCAAGGGCATACGCATACAAACTCGTCCAAAAAACTAAAAATTCTGTCGGAGTGTTCATTGACCCGAATACTAAAGAACGGTGGAAGGTTGGATTAGGTATTGTATGGATTATGAAGAATCTCAATGATGAGAGAGAATATGGCGCAGTCCAGTATGGTCAGCCAAATATGGATTGGCCCGATACGATGTATTGGAGAACCGATACTCTCTCTAAAAAATACGGAGCATGGGAATCTCATTGGACTATTCTCAATCCCGATGGTACTCTCGGTAAAAAGTATCGCTGATTAATCTATGGAAGTGAGATCAATGGCAAAAACCTCTACGAAAAAAATCGCAGTCTCCAGTAAACGCTTGGATGCAGATCATCTCTATTATGTGGATTGGGATGAGGGATACTATTTCCACACTTATTCACAGGCCCGTAAACACGCTATCAAATGCCTTATGGAACTTTAGCTCTCTCGTAAAAAAGAAAAGAAAACGAAAGTCTCTTATCCGTATGGAGTGGAGTACGAGATTCGCATCAATAAGGTAAAGGGATATGCTTCTACAATTAAAATGGGATATACCCCCTATGCAGAACCGTATGCAATGATCTCCGTTGAGAAAAAAGGAAATTCCTTCATAATCACTGATGACGGAGACGTTCCGAAAAAGGTCACGAAACTTCCTCTGGAAAAAGCAGTAGATTATATCAGAGCAAAAACACTGTGAAGTGAGGTACTAAATATCCCCTAAACCATTTACAACCATCCGTCCGATTCGGCCTTTTTATCGTCGAGGAGTGACATCATCGGACGGATGACTTTTATATGGAGATCGCATCTTCCAACTATCCGTTAAGGTCTTTCGTCTTGTTTCATCCTTAACGGATAACTACCTTTAAATAATAAGATATTATCTTATTATTTGTCTGTCTGGAACTTCATGAGATCACTTTTCCCCAGACAGATAACTTAACTAAAACTATGGAGACTATATCCTCCAACAACCAATAACTACCTTTAAATAATATGATAATATCTTATTATTTATCTGTCTGGGTTCTGATAGTTTTCACCTTCACAGACATTCTTCCCCAGACAGATGACTTAACTAAAATTTTTGGCGTTTTTTTTAGTAAGGTCAGAGATAGTTAAGTTTACTTAACTATAATTTAACAACAATTAGCTGCGATCTCTTTTTCAGTATTACAACACTATTCCCTATACTGATTGAACTATACATAACTATATATAGACAGTAGATATTATCTTAACTAACAACAAAAGAGGTTGAGCAAAATGTCAAATGCAAAATTGGATGAAGTTTTCGACAGAACCCGTCAGAATATGATTGAGGAATATGGAGAAGATGCGGTACATCGTGCTACACAGTATCTCAAAGATTATGGATATCTCTGGTGGGATTATTGGAATTATGAGGAAACTGGTCAGAGCAATCTTTCCCAAACGGACTATGATGAAATCAGAAGGATTTTGATGAACAAAATCAAGGAGGAATGAAAAATGAAAGGAGATTCGATTGTCAATCTGAAACAGGGTCTTTATGACCTTAGTGATGAGATCATCTATTGCGAGAACAAACTGTGTGATATCCCCGTAGAGTGGGCATCTCTCACTACCGACTGGAATAATTCGGAGTCCCCGAAAGAGATCGGAATGTTGGTACATCTGATTCAGAGGAGACTCGGTACGATGAAGGACTGCATGAACGCTATTGATGATATCGTGAGATATCTGGAAGACAAATTCGAGAGCTTGGAGGAATGAGCAAAATGACTGCAATCACAGTATCCCCCCAGAAGAACGACTATCTGATTCACGGGTTCGATACCAGCAAACTTCCAGAAGAGGGACAGATCGCATTGGCGGTCAAGGTCTATCAGACTAAGACTGATTCCGTATGGGAAGTAGAATCAATCGAGGAATGGACTCTAACTAAAAATCAATATCTCGGTATTGCATCCAAATCTACCCGTAACTTCTTCAAAGAAATCCACAGTACCCAGAAAACCGTTGAAAGCCAGACTAAATACGGATATGTCCCTACGGAAATCGTCTCAATCTGCCCCAGTAAATCGAAGAAGGTCACTTATGAAATCTTTTTCGATGATGAGCTGGCCTACAAATACCATCTCCTTAAATGGCAAACGCAACAGGCAAAAGAGAAGATGATCTCTGCAAGGAGGGCGAATGAATGAAAGTCTATCTCGAAAAGGGACACAGTATGAGAGCCAACCTCCGCATATATCCGTACAAGCTCCAACTCTTCTCGACAGCCAGCGACTCTATTCCAGAAGCAGTAAGCACACAGTCTCACATACTCCGTATTCTTGGCGATGCCGATGAGGTCATAGATATCAAAGGGTCTCTTTCCGAATTACAGGAGTTTGTCAAATCAATGTCCGATATAATGGATAACGTCAAGGAATGATAACATGAGCAAATACAACACTGCATCCGAAATCGAAGACAAACTGACCGAATTGGACTACACCAACGAACTCTGCAACCGTCTATTCAGTGCAAAAGACAAGATAGACGAAGCGATCTCATTCAACATCCAATTTGAACAGGGACTTATGAGTGCGGATAAGTCCTTCGCAGACAGACTTACTGCGGTCTCTAAGGAGATCGAAAGTCTGAATGACATTGCTATCTCTATCTATGGAAAAGCATATCGGGACTTCATCAATGATCTGGCAAATAGGGGAGTGAATGAATGATAAAGAGAATGAGAACACCTTGTGATGCTGGATTCAATTGTCCTTATTGGGGACATGACGAGGAGGGAATAGGGTTATGCACTGCACCCGAAGTTACGGAAAAGGAAGGTAGGCATTATGTTTACCCGTGTATCGGGAATTTGGAGATGTGTCCGTTAGTGAATGTTGATACTCCGATTGACGAATGGCTGAAATCGTTGGATAAGGAGGAGGAAGAATGATCTACTGTCATTGTTGCCATAAACCCTTGTAGGATGTAGAATCGGCAGAATTTATTCCGTTACCAGAGGTAGGAGTATATGCAGTATAGTGTAAAATCTGTCTGGGAAAGATAAAGTGGGAGTGAGAATATGAAAGGAGTCATCAACGGTCACAGACTAACCCAAGAGGAAGACAGACTGTTTAGCGATACGGTCTTCCAGAAAATCATTGATAGGGGAAGACTCTACTCGCATAAGAGTGAGGATGAAGAGCATTACAATCTCGAAAAAAGAGAATACTTCACTGGCAAATACCGTGCGTACTGTGATTGTCTCGAAGATATTCTGGCCAGAGAAGACACCTATATCAGAGGGAAAGCAGATGCGTATAATGAGATCGTAACTATGCTGAATGACTTCTCTTTTGGTTGTTCAAAAAGGATGAAGGAGTGAGATTATGAAATATCTATGTGAAATCTGCGGAAAAGCATTTGATTCGAGTATAGTGTGCCAAATGCACATCGAAGAACATAATGTCGAAGACCTATACAATAAGGTCTATCTGGTCAATGATAACGAATTATTCCAACCTGGGGGATATGTTGTCCTTCCAGACGGATATCTTGTCTCTGGAGTGGAGATAGGTCTATATGACGATAAGATCAGCTTCAATATGACTCATTGGCCACCCGAAGTATTGAGGAAGAAACCGACAGTAGATAAGAGTGCTATCAATAAGGCCATAACCCAGAATATCTCCAAGATTATGGAAAAATGCCTACAGGAAACTGCAATGAATACAATCAAGAGACATAAAGAGGAATCAAATGACCCTAAAAATGTTCAGTGAAGATCATAATTTTATTGCACAATCTGACAGAGATAGATTTGTTATCAAGATAACAGATGAACACAGATCAGTAAATTATTTTCTCGATGATGAAGATGTTAGAGAATTGCAAGCATTATGCAAATGCCATTTACAGAACAAGAAGTCCGAAAAAGAGGAATGAACAATGAATGGGAAATTGAGTGACAATGAGAAGATTTACAGAGGATGCGTAATCGGAATGATTGAGAACCTTATTGACGGTCTGCACAATCTCCGCTACGATCTGGAATCATGCCCTGGAATCGCTACGGATGAAGAGATAACCTATATCGAAGATATGAGGGAACAGTTGAGGAAGATAAGTGACCGTTCTATTGACGAACTGAAAAAGTATGGACTGCATATCAATTGAGGGATAACATGACTAAGATAGCGAAAATCAAACAGGGAGGAATCTTCAAAAAAGGAAGAGTCCTTGTGACCAATATCAAGGCAAACGGAGACGAGGGAGAAACTAAGATTTATACCACCAGTGGAAAAGTGAAGATCGAACAGATGGATGGGAAATATATCTTGGACTTCCTCTCGATATCTGGCGGTTCAATGGGAATGACCAGCAGAGGAACGACAAGCGGAAGGATTTACACCAGAAGACAGAGTATTATCGTAGATAGCTATTCATTCATAGATGAAGACTAAAATAAGGATTTATACTTAAACCACTTATATACTGACAATGGAAGGAGTACAAATGAAATATGTCATTCTATTCAACGGAGAACCCGCTTATGATGATATCAATCACGAATATCTGACCTACGATATCGAATCCGATATCAAGGGGACTATCGAGGATATGAGAAGTCTATTCCCCGATGATATTTGGGATTATCAGCCGATGACGGAAGAAGAGATCGCTAATCTTCCTGTCCCTGGAAAGGGTCTAAGATGACCTCCCTTCTGAAAGAATGTAACAGACTGAATGATGAGTACGACCAGTGTTGCAGAAGATACTTCGACATAAACTGGGAGAAATGCCCTAAGTGTGGTATGCTCCCTATGTTGGGAACTCATCTTAAACCAGTGAACTCTGACAGTACCGACTTCGTTCTGATTCTTACATTGACCTGTAAATGCGGAACGTACCCATTCCAGAACATGAAGATGGTCAAATTGTCCGAATATTGGAATGCACATTGCTTATCTCTGAAAGCAGATATCAAGGGATGAGGGTATGTCAGACCTTCCTACCAGATCGGAGATTTATAGGTTCATCAAATCCCATCCCAATACTACCGTAGGTAGTCTGATTGACGGAATCAGACCCAAATCTACAGGATATGAAAGATATCATCTCAAAATCTATGTGAATCAGCACATCCAGAGATTGAAGAGGGATAGGAAAATCTATGGGACAGTCAATCCCAATGATCTTAGACAGTATTTCTGGAGTGCGACTGAATGACCGATGAACTGAAACCGTTGATTGAACCGATTCAGCAGAACAAGTATGAGTTTGAATTCGATCTCTCTGTATTCATCTCTCCATGTTCGATATGTTCTCATAGAACGGACTATCTCTATTATAGAGATGTATGTTCTTCTGACAATGAATGCAAACTCAAAAAAGAATGGGAGATGAAGCACTTATGAGACTGTCGCAGATGTTCATCGTAGTTGTATCTGTTGTCGGATTGGTTACGTTCATTAATCCCGATGGCATCAATGACCCTAAATTCACGGAGAATATGGTATTGATATGCCGTATCGGTATGGCGATATTCCTGTTGGAGATTGTTCCGATGGTTCTTCGTAAGATCAAGAACGAGACCCTTACGGATATTCTCTCATTATGTATCTTCCCTGTTACGACTGCCATAGCAATATCATTGGTCAATCCCGACATTGACCCCCATCTGTTCGAGATCATCATAGTAATTATGGTATTCGTCTCGTTGATATGCAGTAATGTCTTAAAACGGAAGATAGCGAAGAAGTGGGCAGTAGAGGTCAATTCCTACCATTCCGATGAAACTCCTTAATCCCCTTTAGGGGATTATCCCCTACTAATGTCAAATTTACATATTTTGACTTTTTTTTGACTTTTTTTGACTTTTCGCAATTAACGATTTTCTTAATTGCGTTTTTCCGATTTTTCGCAATTAACGGATTCATTGGAATTGCATCAATTCTAATTGAGGTATGTTCATTGGAATTATATCCATTTTAATTAAGGGTAGCAGTAATTAGAATTGCATCAATTCTAATTAATGGGTCTATCATTAGAATTATATCAATTCTAATTACCAAAACATTGATTCGTGCGTGCGTGCGAACCTATATAAAAATTTTTCGGTCATAAGATTTTATATTATTTTGCCTATGAAAAAACGATGTTCTACTTCGAATCGGCAAGACACATCCGAACTACGTCCAAAAACCTTGAAGATATCCGTAGGAAGGGCATAATCTACCTACAGAGGATGATTCAAACCAATGTGATTGATATCAGCAGTACCCAATCGGGATATGTGGGCAACATTTACAAAACCCCCGATCTCCAATATGTATGGAGTCCAGCTAAAGGAAAACATCTGGCCTATCGGAATCAGACCTATTTGGGATTCCAACAATCCTATCTCAACAGGGACGGTTCATTGGCAGAAGAGACTGATGAGGTAGTCGCACCTGTCAACGCATATCGCCCATGAGGGCAGATCGTAGGACAAAAGGGTATCTCACTACCTCTTGACCGAACAAAACCGTTTTTAGAACGTCCTATCAATGGTTCTTTAATGTCCATTAAAGAGCCAATCGGATTTTTGCGAGATTTTTAGGGTTAGTATATAAAGGGAAGACTACCCCCCTTTAGAACCACCTTCATTCGATAGGTTTACTACCAATGACTGCAATTCCAATGTGAGGTATCCGAAAATGGTATCTAAGACAAAATCGAAGAAGAGGGGACGGAAAGAGAAACCTCCCTATGCACCGTATAGGGAGAGCGAGACTCAAACCATCCACCGTAAGAACTATGCTCCGTTGGGCAGACCTCCTTCGGAGCAGATCGCAAGAGAGAAGTACGATAAGGCAAAAGCGAGACCTACCCGCTATGCTAAGAAGAGGAAGTGAGATCAATGACAACCGCTAAGAGGACTTCTAAGGGCAGAACGACTGCGAATAAGGGCAGAACTGCTTCCAAAAGGGTTACGGTTAAGGGAAAGGCCGTAAAAGGCCGTCAAAAGGGCAAGAGAGCAGTCGTAAAGGCAGACGGCACAAGGGAAGGATGGACTATCGAGGACTACAGGGATGCACATCTCCGTATCCCTGGCAAGGTTTATTCGACTAAGGGAGTCGGTGCTACCCAGGAGATCAAACGCAACTATCACGGCCCTGTCGGAAGACCCCCAGAAGCATACTCAAACCGTATCGAATACAACAGGGTTAAGGCAATGCTGACCAAATCTGGAAGGAGCGCAGATCGTAAACGCAAGGCCATCCAGAAGAAGAAGTACGGCCATGTTCTGAAAGAAGTCGATGACCCCGAACTTGAATATCAGAGAGCAAGGGATGCCTGGGAGGACGAGCTGGCCAGCAACAACTACGGTCTCAATCAGAGGGCAGATGAGGTCTTGACCGAGCTTGAAGACAGGGGATACTCCGACTACCGTAGCGATTGGAGACGTATGTCCTCCAAACAAAAGGCCAGAGCATTAAGAGAAAAGGCATTCGAGGACTACAAGACCTACGAAGACGAGTGGAGATACGATTACTGATCTCCCTCTTTTCAAACCTTTTACAACCTTATAGGTTGGGGACAGTTGAGCAAAAATTGGGATGCAACAACTTGAGCCGATGTTGGCTACCCTGTCCCCACGATAGCGTAATAGTGATAGCACAGTAGATATTTAAATCTTATTATGTCTTACTAAATCAGACGAATATTTAAATAGTATCCTGGGTATTATATAAATGGGCATTGATAGAAATACCTCTGGGGAGGGTAGGCATCCCCTCCCCTAAATTGTTTTCACATAGAGTCTTTTGTAGGCATAAGCTTACAGAAGGACTTACTGTTCATTAGGAAATCGTACTCTCCGTTGATGATCTTATCCGCATACGGACGGTCAATCCTAAGAATGATAACCAGATCGTCAGAGCAGTGGAAGACCCCTAATTCAAGGCCAGCTAATGCCCTACAGACCCTAAATCTGAATTGGTAACGGGATTCAGAGTAGAATCCGACAAACATACACATTCCCAACATCCCTAATCCGCATAAGAAAAGCAGATCATCCCAGAGATGTGCTTCGGTCTCCAACATTGCACCCAGACACATGAATACGACTGCTGAACCCAATGCAGTGATACCTAATCTCGCCCACTGTATCCTTTCCTTCGTCTCCCACCGATCTAACTCTTCGGGAGAGTACCCTTTAAGAACCTCTTCGGCCATAGGTATGATATTCTGCTCATATTTTATATTATTTTCTCAAACAATATAGCGATTGAATATTATCTGTGACGGATTGAGGTATAATTCTGCATATAATGGCATATAGGAACAGCCAAAAATGGGTCAAAATCTGGGGAAAAGCACAGAAACCGCCTTAATACGATAGTATTACTAATGTAGCTAAGTTTTATGGGAAACCAAAATCGGAAACTCTTTCACTTTGCAAAACTATATTATATAATCTGATTATATAATACCACTATGGAAATAGTCTCAATCGTAATGTTCTGCGTAGCGATTGGAGTTTATCTCGCACGTTACGCAGTAAGAACAAAAGGTGCGGATATATTGGCGGGAGTCCTCTCGGCCTGTGCTACCGCACTCATTATCATGGATACGTCCATACCCTCTGACCAATTGATTTTATTCGTCCTACCTACGGTAACGATGCTTTTTATGACGTTTGTTCACATTGCATTCGGAAAGTCTAAAGGAGTGTACTGAAAATGGCAAAAAAGGATACCCCGCCCGCAAGCGAATTACTGGAAAGTAATCTGGTTTTCGAGGATGATACCCCCTCTGGGGGAGATACCCCATTCGATAGGACATACGATGCCCTTATTATTACAGGCGGGAAAAAATTAGAACTGCTGACCCGTACCACCCCCAAGCTGGCACAAGCAGTAAGCGTAGGTTATACTATGATCTACAATTTCAAGTCTGCGTACCTCCAGGGGAAAATCGACACTCTGATGCGTTTACACGTTTCAATGGGAGGAAAAGGTAGGGCAGAGATGGTTCAGTCACTGCAAGCTGGTTCTGGAGTCCCTGGCGAATACTACGATGCCAGCAATGCGAATAAGAATTCGTTCATCGACATTGAAGACGAGGAAATCCCGAATGACGAGCAGTAAACCGTCATACCCAGGCAGACTGGTACTGAATACCAATGTCGGAAAGAAGATGCACCTTCTGGCTCAATACTATACGTTCTTCGGACGTAAAGAGGGAGTCTATTCGGATGCCTACGATTCGCTGGTCAGTACCATCGTCAAGCGCAGATTGGACGATATGATGAGTACCGTCTTCGTAGAAGGCCCGCCTGGATGCGGAAAGTCTTCTCTCTGTCTCAACCTATGTCTGGATATCGCCAAACGTCTGAAAGTCGGATTCGATCTGTCCCAGGACTATATCTACGGTGCAAATGACCTATGGAACAAATTGGAGAATCCCCATGCCAATCCTATCAACTTCATTGACGAAGGTTCGGTTACTCTGGCAAGTAACAATGCCATGCAGAAATCGGATAAAAATATCGTTGTCCTCTTCGATACTATGAGGTCTAAAGGGTGGATAAACATCATTGCGAGTCCCAGCATTATGAGATTCAATGGTGCGATCAGAAGAGACCACGTTGATTTTAAGGTCAGATGTACTCCGAAGAACAAGCCGTTGATTAGAGGATACGGTAGGGGATTCTTCGAATGCAGAAGAGCAGAGAGGAAGGAATTCGGTACGGAAGAACCGCAATGGTTTATGATGTACGCTGGGATATTCAAGGACTATCCCCCGCTTCTGAAAGATGAATATCTCCATATCAAGGAGAACCGTCAGAACGAACTCATGCAAGCTTATATCGCAAGAGCCAGATATGACGATGCCCAGATGGAGAAAAAGATGGAAAAAGTCATGCCTAAAGAAGAATTGAAAGGTTCGTGGTAATTTGATTATAATCATTGAAGGAATGAACAGGACGGAATTCTGCCGTCCCAAGAGCAAGGATGTAGATCGCAAAAGGTTCTTCTCTACGAGGGGAATGTTATACAGGGCATACCCTAACCAACTGACCCGTATGAGGATTAGAGAATTCGGTAGGGAGATCGGAACGGATGAAGTCATAGTCTATCCAGAGAACTGTATCCACGCTTATGTCGAAAGGAACGTCCATATCACTGTGGATAAGATGTTGAACGACATTGACGAGAACCGTATTCTGACTGGTACTACGCTGAACAAACGTAGCTGGGGAATACTCTCTTCCAAGACCAGAGCTAAGATTTGGTCTGCGTTCCCGATGATTATTGTCGGAGTCGTACTGCTTTATGCGTTTGCCAGTAATGGATTCCAACTGTGATACTATGAAATTCAATCTCAAATTCAAAAAGAAGAAGAAGGAGGAAGAGGTAGATCAACCTCTGGATGCCGATATCCCCGAAGAGAAGACGGACGGACAGACGGAGACCGAGATGGAGACGGAGACTGAATCAAAAGAGGAAGCGGATAACGTCTCGGATGACATTTCCCCCGAAGAGGAAACGGTCTCAAACGACATTCCCCCAAAAACCGAAAACGCAGATAAACCTAAGAAAAAAGGCAAGAAGAAGAGGAAACTCTTCAATCCTCTTACTCCTATCATCTATTGGTTCTGGGGAGCTGGCCCGCCTACAAAATTCAACTGTAAGGAGAATCCCTTCGGAGCATACTCTTTAAGGGGAAGACTCAAACGTTGGTTCTATGTAAACTACAGGGGATACTGCTACTCTGTCACTACCATGTACGATAAACCCAATGACGTTTATCTCTACGATAAGGATTTAATCAAGAGAAGCGAACTCTCCGAAGATTCCGTCCATGTGACCAATGAGAAGAATACCAACCACTTGGATTTAGATCATCCCAAGAGAGGATTCGATGCTACGAAAGACTACGGATTCACGGCCCACGATGCCTATATGTATATCCGTTGCAACAAGATTGACGAAGCAATGAAGATCGAACTCGGAGAACAGACTCCTGTAGATTACAAGAAACTGCTCTTCATCGTTATCGGAGTATTTGTCGCATTTATTGTATTTTACTTTATGTATATGCAGAGGTAATTTGAATGTATAACCCCAGAATCAGCATGAAAAAGATTAAGGATGGCATAAGCCAGAAGATGCAGACCAAGAATGACGATGACACTGCAAAAGTCCGTCTCAAATGGTATAACCGTTGGGCGAAGATCAGCGGAGCTGACCAACTCCCCGATGGTTCTTACAATTGGGAGCAGATAGACTGGGATAATGAATTCGTCCGTCTGGAATGGTATATGTGCGACCCCTCTATTCTGGCCAAGCTCGGAGACGATAAGTACCGTGCTAAAGGTCTGGAGATGATTCCAGAAGAACTCCATGAGACCTATTAGAAGATCGGGCCTGGCAATAATAAGCGTTATTGCGAGGTCTATATGGGTAAGAGCCAGATTTACCACGCTATCAAGGATGCCAGAAAAAAGAAAAATTGAGCATTTTCAAACTTTTTAGGGGATTTTCCCCATTTTTCCTTATCAATAGTATTATATAATCATACATTATCATACCTAATTAGATAGTGAAACTATCTGATGAGCAAAATGACGGTAAACTACTGCAACAAAAACGTGAACCCCAAGAACCATAAGACAGGGGACTGCACGACAAGAGCATTAAGCACAGTGTTAGGAATCTCCTGGGAAGATGCACTGACCTTACAGTACCAGTATTCTCTCAAAACCAAATACGATATGACTTCCAAACAAGTCATTGAAAGGATAATGGCTGACAGGGGATACGTCAAGATGAAACAACCCCGCAAGGAGGACAATACCAAGTACCTTGTCGGGGAGATCGACAAACTCACATACCATACCGAAAGGAAACAGGGAGTATTGATTCTGCTGGCTAACCATTGCACTGCAATAATCGGAGATGATCTCGTAGATATCTGGGATTGCAGATGGAAGACCATTGGCAACTATTGGATTAAACCCTTATCCAACATAAGGAAGGACTGACAATGACCGAGAGAAAACACAATACAAGAGAATGCAAATATTTCTACTGGGACAGGGACGATTACCCCATTTGTAGAAGGTGCGGATTATGTTGCTCCCCTACCGATGACGAAAAATGCCCCGATGCGGTATGGAAAGACGAAGAGGAGGAAAAGACCGATGAATGATTGGGATAACTGCCCTCTCTGTAATGGAAAGGTAGGAAAAGAAGTCAGCAGTCAAGCCAAGTCGATAAACCATGTGTTCATCATCGTTACCGACTGTATTTGCGGATTGTCCTTCGTAACGAACTACACTCTCGCAGATATGAACAATGAAGAAGAGATCAATAATGCCTGGAAAAAACACAAGAATAAGTGGAACACCAGACAGTACCAGAAGGACATGATTGATATTGGAGTATATGCGACCAATATCTTCAACCGCACACAGGAGTATTCTCAACTGAAGAAGGAGACGAATGATGATTAAAGACCTCTTCTCCGAAGATTCGGACAAACTCGTAGCAGAGAACGATCTGTGGAAACTCTGGAAGAACCCTATGACCAAATTCTTCCAAAAAGAGTTAGAGGAATACGATTCGGACGGATTCACACTGAAGGGAGAGCTGATGGTTGTTCTCGCAGAGAACAAGATCAATGGGGACAGATTCTACCTGGCTATGGATAGGATAACGCAGAAGCCGTTTGCGGATTGGAATTCCTCTGAAGAATTCCAAATGAAAAAAGCATTAATCCTTATGGATAGGAGAGAAGAACTGAACGTAGTCAATATGGCCGAAAGAATTCAAGAGGAAACCGAATGTCAAAAATCAGTAAAAAAGACAAGAAAAACAAGAAAAAACTGAATAAATTCATCATTGCATTGTCGGATGACGAAATTCTGACCCTGTATAGCTCTGAAGAATACCCCTCTACGATCTACGATACCTGGTTCTACTTCGAGAAGACCTCTCACAATGAAGAATACCTGGTAAACATCAATATGGTCAAATACATCAAGCTGGCGAAAGAATGATCTCTATCAACCACATGGATTATATCGGTTATGAGATCGAAGAGAAATACATCTCTCTGATTAACAACCGTCTCAATGCAGTCAATGAGGGGAAGTGGTTCTGATGGATTATGTCAATCCCAGGAGCATAGCTCGTAAGGTATGGGATGAATCGGGATACGATTACTCCGTACTGACCGAGGACAATCTGTTGGAACTCATAAGAAGAATCAATGCGAATCTGGATAATCATAGGGTAAAGGAAGTCCCAGAATTCAAGATGTGGTTGCATTATAACACTAAAAGGCATGGTTCGATATACTACGACTCCTACTCGGAGAACGGAAGACTGATCTGGGTAGAGATTACGGTAGATGGGAGTTACTTCAAGAACAGAGAGGGAATCACGTTCAACAGTGACGGATTCGTAGGATTCGCTGGCTGGGCCTGTGATACCAACGCTGAACCTTTCGTAAACGCATTCATAGACTGGGTATATTGGATGAAAAAAGAGGGGATAACCAATGCAGAAATCCCTCCAGAACAACCAATCCAGCATATCGAGGATAAACACCTTCAGAAAACATTAGAACAATATGAGGAATGACAATGCTACACTACGCTGACCTAATCAAAAGAGACTATGAGACTGCGCTTTACGTTTTATGTCCCATGTGCGGGAGATCGCTTAGACAGACCTTCGTCCCCGAAGAGGAAAGATGGTATGTCTATTGCGGAAAATGTAAAGTTATCAGATGTATCTTAGTCCACAAGAAGGAGCAACAATGAAAGCAACCTGTGAGAACTGCGGATTAGTGGAGATGGAGTCCGTATATTCTCTCGAACATCGTAGGAAGTGGTTCAAGAGTATCAGATTCTGTATAGTCGAACTGATCTGTCCGAATTGCTACAATGTCCTATACAAAAGGGAATATGCGCTTAAAAAGAATAGGTTATACTGTCACTTCGATGGAAAACTCTACATGGCATTTGAAAACGAGGACGAAGTAAAAGATTGGGGAGAAAAGGTGCTGAATCCTAAATGGGAGGATTGACCCCAAATAATATATTATATGATACTATATATCTGTAATAACAACCAACATATCGGAGACCAACAATGACCAAAAGATGCCAACTGATAGATGTTGATTCGACAATACCGAATCTCGCATTAATGAAAATCTCAACCTGGAAGAAATCTCTGGGTTATGAAGTCGGATTCAATGTAGAGAACCCAGACGAGATTTATGCCAGTATCGTCTTCGACAAGAACTGCCATAAGACGGATGGAATAGAACTGCTTTATCCCAATGCGATAGTCGAGAGAGGGGGAGGAGGTTACGATCTGCATAAGACTCTTCCAGAATACGTTGATAAGATGATGCCCGACTACTCTCTTTATCCAGATTGCGATTACGATCTGGGATTCACAACCAGAGGTTGTGTAAGGAACTGCTATTTTTGTGTAGTCCCCAAAAAAGAGGGAAAATTCAGAATCGTCCAACATCCCAGGGAATTCCACAATCCAGATCATAAGAAGGTTATGCTTCTGGATAACAATATTCTCGCTGATAAGCAATGGTTCATGGAAGTTACGGATTGGTTAATAGAGAATAAGTTAAGTGTATCATTCAATCAAGGATTGGATGTAAGACTAATGGATAAGGAAATTACGGACAGACTACACCAACTCAAAATGTTCAAGAAGTGGAGGATAGCATTCGACACAATAGGAGTTAAAGATGCCGTGGTCAGAGGGATAAACCTAATGAAAGAATCGGGAATCAATGTGCGTAGTAATCTGATGTGTTATGTCTATGTTCATGATGATACCCAATTCGATAACGCATTGGAGAGATGTAAGATATTGAGAGAGAACGGAGTCTTGGCTTATATCCAGTTGAATAGAGATCATCAATTCGGTGGATTGGTCAAGACCCTTCGGAGATGGACTCAACCCGCCTTATTCTTCAAGGTGGAATGGGAGGACTATCTGAAAAGCAGACAGGGGAAGATGTATTGAGTGAAGAAAAGAAGAAGATCGCTAATCTGTTCTACAGATTAGGTATGAGTATCGGGATGGTTTTTCTGACACTGTGCTTCATCTGGATGTTCATCGGAAACTCAATGCCGATAGATATTACAGGTACATTGGTAGTAACTGCGTTACTATCCGTATCGGGGATATTCTGCGGATTATACCTAATGGATTATTGAGGAGATCGTTATGAGCTACACATTGCATTATGATGAAGGAGAATGGGACGGATACGGCAATTTCAAGTGTTCGGTATGTAAAAAGGATGTGTTTATCCAGTATGATTCTTATGAAAGGGAATCGGAAGGAGAACTGACCGAATGGAAAGGGAAATGCTACTGCCTATGCAATAAATGTATCCACAAGTGCATGGATGTAGGTAAGGCCAAATTCCTAAAGGGTGCTAAAGACTATAAACCGACTAAGGAAGAACCGTATGAAGAACCAGAATGGATGAAGAACCTCCCTCCAGAGCATAAATCAATCGCTGGGATGCTACCTCTTGTCGCACTGATCTGTATAGGTGGATTGATGTTAAAAATGCCGAAAGAAAAAAGGAAGAAGTTTTTGAAAGAATTGAAAAAAGAGAGAGAGGAGTCAAAAAAGGATGAGCAATAAAGCACTCAACAGATGTAAATCGGCAACAGACAATGACGAATTCTATACCCTCTATGAAGACGTTGAATCGGAAGTGAAACACTATCATTCGCAATTGAAAGGAAAGACAGTTTACTGCAATTGCGATAACCCTCTTCAATCCACTTTCGTCAGATATTTTGTCCGTAACTTCCGTCTTATCGGATTGAAAAGACTGATAGCTACTGGCTTAATGAGAGAGAGAGAGAAAGAGAGGTTTGTTGATTGATCTCACTTCCGTTCCAGAGTCGGAGGACGAGCTGACCGAATGGATATCTGCCAATGTTCAGACTATATCCGATGGAAGATTCCAATCAGAGTTTTGCAGAGATTTGTTAAAAGAATCGGATGTTGTAATTACCAATCCTCCCTTCTCATTATACAGGGAATGGTACGATCTGGTCAAGGAATACGGTAAGCAGTATCTGGTATTGGCGAATATGAATACCTGTCTGTCAGCCAATATCTCTGCTGACATCATCGAGGGTAAAGCGAGATTCGGATGCGAGATCAAGAACCGTAATTATGTATTCTCAACACCGTCTGGAGAGAATAAATCATTAGGTTACATCTGTTGGATGACGAACTTACAGACTATCGAGAAACCCTTCCTTCCGTTGATTGAGAGGGATTTATCGTATTACGATAAATACGATGGTCAGAATGTGCTGAAGATACCCAAACTATCCGAGATTCCCAGGGATTATGACGGCATAATGGGAGTCCCCACCACATTCTTGTTCAAGCATAATCCTAATCAATTCAAACTGATTGGACTCGCAAAACATGGGAAAGACAATCAGTACGATCTATTCTCTCCCCGTCTCCACAATAAAGAGTGTTTCGTAACAATCCTTATCCAAAAACGCTGAAATCCCTTCCAAAACCACTTGATTTTTGTCAATTTTCTGGAAAAATAGCATTTTTTCATCATTCTATAATTAGAATTATAGCAATTCTAATGCAACATATTATATACTACCATACTATACTATATCATACAACTAAAAGGAGTTGCCAAAAATGTATGGAATCGACAGAGAGCAGATGCTTAACCTGGCTGGAATCGAATATGACTTCAACAACGCTTACACCCCAGCGACTGTTGGAAAGAAGAATCTGATTACCCGTCCGAGGAACACCTGGGCAAACCAGTTTAGGAACATCAACTTCACAAACGAGAAGGAACTTAGGGCATTGTCCCCAGAGACCGTCACTGCAAGGCAGTGCTACTACGCTACCGAGGACGGTAACTTCGCACCCATTGACGGAAAGTGGGCAGTAGTCGGAGACGAGAGCCACACTCCCTACGCAATCCACTCTGATCGCTACGAACCCATTCAGCATTCGGTCATTATCGAAGCAATGGCAGATGCGGTTCACGATACCTCCCTTAATATGTTCGGCCACTTCGATGAGGACAAGGGAAGGTTCAACGGATACGGCACATTCGCAAACCCCGATGTGCATATCAACCTGGGAGTCGAGAACGGATTCGAAGACCCAGTTATGCTGGGTATGAGGTTCTTCAACTCCCACAACGGAGACTCCAGATTCGGTGGCGAAATCTACGGAATCAGAGCAGTCTGTCAGAACTACATGGCCTGGGGAGAAGTGATGGGAAAGGTCTCCATTATGCACTTCAAGTCCGAGGAGAATGTGGCAGAAGAGCTTGGAAAGATTCTTAGGGGATTCGTTGACAAGGTGGATGCACTGAAGAACAGAGTCCACTACATTAGGGAGACCCCTCTTGATCTGGACGAACAGGCATCCGTTCTCTGGGGAATCGGACTCAACGCTGGTCAGATTGAGAACATCCTTACTCACAGGAAGGAGCTGAACCCCGAAATCGGAGAGAGCAAGGGCAGTATGTGGGACTTATACAATGCCAGCACTGCATACGTTACCTACCACGTTGGTGGCGCACACACTGTCAAGATGAATCTCAACATCTCCGACAAGATTCAGCAGATGCTGACTCAAAAGGCAGATGACCTTATTACCAGGGGAGAGAAGGCCAAGTCCAAGTACGAAGAGCAGTTGGATGCACCCAGACAGAAGATCAGGGTAGTGGCCTAAACACATTAAGAGGGGAGCAATCCCCTCTCAACTATGAAAGGAGATGAAGAATATGGCAAAAGAGATCAACTTCGAAGGAGCTAAGATTGTCAGCAACGAGGACTACACTATTCTGGACGAGAGCAATACCAGATTCGTCTTCGGAGGACGTTACACAAGTGACGAATACATTCAGACCGAGGACGAGAACGGAAAGCCGAAGAATATGCACAAGGTCACAATAGACCTTATCTGCGACAATGAGCAATTCATCTCTCTTATGAGACAGTCGGGAGAGAAGGGGAAGATCATCATTCAGTTAGTCTGAATAAGAGGGGAGAATCCCCTCTAAAACCCATTAAAACGGTAAAAGAGGTATTGGGATATGGGAGACTGCGAGAATTGTGTTCTGACACACTACTGCACCCGTAAGAACATCAATCGCATAGACGGTTACTGCCGTCTTGACGGTCTCGATGAGAAAGAGTATAGGAGAAGGGTCTGCAACAGTCTATGGCTTGTCGGAGACGATAAGTGGAAAGAGTACGATGATTAGGAAGACTACATTGGGAAGACAGACGATTGAATAAGATTATATAATACGGTATAATACTAAATCATACTGAAAGGAGGACGGACTATGCAATGCCCGTACTGTGCAAAAGAATATGACGATAAGGACAAACTGGCTGAACATTCGCTTTACTGCGATCTCAATCCAGAAGTGCAACGCACCCTACCAGATTTGGTGGGACTGACCTACGAATACAACAACAGTCTCGTAAAGATTATGGAGGTCGTTCCAGGAGAACTGTTCCCGATCTATGTAAGCGCATTGATGAAGGATACCGTTCTGGGGAGTGAGTGCTGGACTCAAATGTATTCACAGTTGCATTACGCTTCCGTAATGAACCGTACCTTCGGTAAAGAGAAGGAATATAACGACATAGCCAAGAGAATGATTGAGAACATAGAGAGGACGATGAGATGAAAGACTGCTATTTCGATCATCCAGAGATTGAACTTATCGGTAACGAGAGGGTCACTCTCCGCATTAACAATACTGGATGCAATGCACAGGTTGTATTGATGAATGACCCAGGGAAGGGTTGGCAATTCGGTTATCAAGCTTGGCCTTATGAGAAGAATCCTGTTATCCTCTTCAATAAGTGCCAGCAATTCAAGATTCACGATGAACTCCGTAATCACGGTAGATACTGCTCCAGGGAATTTCTGATCGAAGCAGATGGGAAAATTCTCTGGGGGAAGTATAAGAAGACTGGAGATTATATCGACAATCGTAAGATCATCCAGGCATTCTGTGAATCCCACAATATCTCCTATGAATATTCAGTATCCAACGATGCCCAGGAGAATAAGGATGATTGAGATTTACAATGAGAACTGCTTCGATACAATGAAGCGTATCGGAGAGGATGCGGTAGATTGCGTTATCACATCCCCTCCGTACAATATCAGTCACAGGAGCGACTACAATCTCTATGATGACTACACAGATGATTAGACTACCGAAGAGTATTGTGCCAGCACTGTCAAGATGTTCAATGATTTTGACCGTATCGTGAGACCCAACGGAAGAGTGATCTACAATTTCAGTTACAGTCAGTACGATACCGAATTGCCGTATAGGTTGGTAATGGATATCTGCAATAACACCCAATGGACGTTAGCGGATACTATCATCTGGAAGAAGGATAACTGCACTCCGATTAATACCAGTCCCAGACAGTTGTCGAGGATATGGGAATTCGTCTGGGTCTTCTGTAGGAAGACAGAGAAGGACACATTCACTACCAACAGGAAAGGGGAGATCGGAGAGAACGGTCAGCTCTATTACGGTTCTCTACCGAATATAATCTCTGCACCCAACAATGACGGATGTAACGATCTCAACAAGGCCACCTTCAGTACCAAATTCATCTCACAGTTACTGAACCTCTATGTCAGAGACGGAGAGACCGTCTATGATCCGTTCATGGGAACAGGGACTACTGCCGTAGCGGTCAAAAAGAGGGGAGGAGTGTCATGTATAGGGTCGGAACTCTCCGAAAAACAAGTGAAATTCGCAGAAGACCGTCTGAAAAAGACCATTATTCCTAAGAAGTGGTTCGACTGGGAATGAAACTCTTAAATAATTCCCGTAGCAATATCATTGCCGTAATATAAACAGGGTCGTACCGTAACCGTGCTACCAAACCGTAGATACGATCTGCCTTACGGCAATATCCAAAATCTTTAACCTAAAAGATGCGGAAAATTGACGGAAACCCAAGATTACCATCCGAAAACGGCAAAAACCGATGAAAAACGGTCAAAAAACCGTTCAGCGTTAGCTTTGGCTTTAGCCAAAAATTCGCATTTTTTTCAGAATCTTTAACCATTTATTTATTTATCCATTTTTCTCACGTATGCGTGCGTGCGCGCGCACAATCCCTTCATATCTTCTTATTACACATATATACACAAGTACATGAGTAAATAAATAAATGGTTAAAGATTCAAGGAGTTAAGAGCCGTTAAGTGGCGATTTTTGAGGGATTTTGAGGTCTTTTTTGCAACTTTTTGAAAAAGTTATCATTTTCTATTCACTAATGCGGTATTTCGATTGGAGAATTATGATAGAATGTTAGGTATATATATCAGATATTATCTTATCTAACCTATGAATTTCGATGATGCCTACTTCGAATCGGAATTATCAGCGAGAGGTCTGTCTGCCCAAAAGCCGATACACGACTATTCTCCTGTGCAATTGTCTGTGATTGACCCTACCAACTATCCTATCGTACAGGTAACGACCAGAGGAGGACTGAAATTCAATCCGTCCTCCGTCCTTGATTATCTAAGGGACTGCGGGATAATCTTCGATGATAAGGGAGTATGCCGTAGATTCGATGGGAGAGTCTATTCTGCCTACGATGTGAACCAAGTAGTCCGTATGATCTACAATTCGGTGGATGTTCAGCCAGGAACGTATGTCGCTACTCCCCATGATGTGAAAGTGGTAATGGAAGCATCGAAGAATCTGCTACCTCCGAGATACGGTCTTTTCGGTCACTTCGATGGAGCAGAGGACTACGTTACCGATACCCTTCCTCTTATCGCATTCGAGAACGGAATCTACAATCCAGAGACGGATACTCTGCTTCCGTTCACTTCTTGGGTATTTCTGACCTCCTACATTCACGCAAGGTTCAATCCGTATGTCCGTTCAGCACCAGCAAGGGATGTTCTAAGGAACATCCTCCCCAACCAGGAGACATTGGATGCACTTTATGAGATGATAGCATACATCCTCTTCGAACCGACAATGTATCCCCCAGCGATATTCAATCTCTATGGGCCTGGAAACACAGGTAAGAGTGCGATAGCAAATATGATCGCAGAGATATTGGGTTGGGATAACGTAGCGGAATTGGGAATCGAACAACTCACTGCAACATTCACTATCGCAGAATTGGAAGGGAAGAAACTCAACATTTGCGGAGAGACGGACGATACTTCATCCAGAAGAACCAATGTAAGCGGAGCAACCATCAAGAAACTGTCAGACGGTCAGAGACTGACCGTTCAGAAGAAATACGGTATGCCCTATCCGATGTGGAATACGGCCAAACTGCTCTTTTGCACAAACTCAATCCCCGACTTCGGAGACGATTCTTCGGGTCTCTATCGTAGGTTATACGTCATTCCCTGTAGGCAACAACAGGACAAAAAGGCAATGATCTATGACCAGCTCATTACCCCAGATTCGAGGTCTTACATAATCAATCAGAGTCTGAATGCCTATCGGATATTCGTTGACAACGGCAAACAATTCTCAATCAGTGCGGAGATGAAGGAGGAACAGGCCCAGTATATGTCGCAGTCCTCTATGATGGACTTCGTACAGACCGTATTGGGATGCACAGAACAGACCGATGTTGCGAAAGCGATCTGCAATGACCCCGAATACTGCTATACAACGGAGTTGTATTCAGCGTATGTGGAATATTCAAGAGCTACGCTATCCCAACCAATGTCGAGGAAGCGTTTTGTCGAGAAAATCCGTAACGAATACAATCTCAAAACCAAAACCTCCTATTTCGTCACACCAGACGGAAAAAAGACAACGAGGACTAAGTATGTCTGCGAGTAAGAACAAACTCTTCAAATTGGCGAAACACCAGCAGTATGCCAGCGATATGATGGAATCCTCCTATCAACTGGGGATTTTCTACGAAGCTGGAACTGGAAAAACAATGTGCGTATTGGATTGGCTTTACAATGCATTCAAGAACAAGGAGATCGAAAACGCATTGGTAATCTGCCCAGCATCATTGGTCTCAACCTGGGACGGAGCGATTGATAAGATGCTCATGTTCGAAGGTTATACTCCCTACGGAGTAAGACAGATGCACAAGCTCGTTACCATCCGTTCATATCAGAGGACGTATCAGAGGGTGGAAACCCAGATCAAGCACAGAGACGGTACGGTAACGAAGAAGAAGGTACTGAAAATCCGTCCAGACATACTCCATCAATGGGGAGCGATCATCATTGATGAATCACAGGGACTGGGAGCGCACGACTCCACACAGACCAAGATTGCTCTGCAAATGGCCTATCTGACCGAAAGAAGGTATATCCTATCGGGAACTCCTGTCTCTGGAGGAGGAGGGGGAGAGGACTTCAAGAAACTCTATGGCCAGCTCAAATTCTTAGACCCCGACATTTGGGACTCTTACAAGGACTTCTGTTCGGAATTAGTGAAAGGTTATGACTTCTTCAACAAACCCAATCGGTATGATGTGGAAAAATGCCGTGAACTGATGAGGAACTACGCTATCGTAGCCAGGTTGAACGACTGCTACGATATGCCCGATAGCATAGACATTCCCATCGAGGTAGGGATGGAATCGGAGACAATCACTGCTTACAGGGATGTTCTGGCTGGAAGAGTCCAAGACTATCAGTTGGAATTGAAGACAGGAGGAGCGAGATATCTCAAACTGCTGGAGATCGTAAGCGGATTCTTAGTCACAATGGAGAACGAACCCAGAGAGTACCCTACTCAAAAAGGGGATGCCTTAGACAACATCTTATCGTCCACGGACGATAAAGTGGTTGTATTCTGCAACTTCCGTCATTCCATAGACCAATGCGAGCAGATTTGTAAAAAGCATGGGGAGACGGTAGTCTATGACGGACGTTCCACAAGGGATACCTGGAGGGACTTCCAGTACGGAGATGCCAAGTATCTGATCTGTCAGTATCAGTCGGGAGGAGTCGGAATCGATCTCTTTTCGAGTCATACGATGGTATTCTACGAACCGACAATGAGCAGTTTACTGCTGGAACAGGCGAAGGCCCGTATCATGCGTAAAGGTCAGAATCAGAAGTGTGTTTACTACTGGATATCGACTAAGGGAACAATCGAACAGAGGGCAATGGAGACTGTCAGAAACGGAGTCGATGTTACCAGAGAGATGTTAGATCAGTGGGCAAAACAAAAGGCCATTGCTGATAATATGATATACCCTAATGATTAAATACTATACTAACCTATACTAAAACATAGGAGAAACCTACAATGCCTATATATGAAAAAATCCAAGAGATGAGGGAGGTCTGTCTTAAATCCGATTGGAGTACGGATAAGACCTTCCCGAAAGGAGGGAAGATGATTCCCTTCGTATCTGGAGAGAAAATCAAGAGGACATTCGCACCCCTGTTCGCTGAACATAAAGTCGATCTGTCCGTTGAGGTCTCCAATGTCAGCATCCATCCAGAACTGTCTGCGAAGCAGTATTCTTCAACGGTGGTAATGGATGTGAAATTCATTCTGACAGATACGGAGGACGGTTCTAAGGATATCTGCATCGTCCCTGGATTCGCACCAGCCGATGATCTGCACGGCCCTAAGACTGCGGTCTCATTCGCATATAACACCTATATGACGATGAAATTCCAGATTTGTGACCGTACCGATGATATGGTTGATGATGTGGACGGAAGTGTTATCTCGGAACTGGTCAAAAAGTCCGTTCCCGAAGTCGGAAGCACCCCTAAGACCGAAGAAAAGCCGAAAGAGGTAGTCGTACCTGCCCCTGTCAAACCGATGCCGTCTAAGGACGGTTCTACGGTCTCTTCGCTGACATTAGCAGAGAAAAAAGCAGTAGCCAATTCCGTTGATACTGCGACCAAATGGCTGGAAGAGGGTAAGATCATAGAGTCCCAATTCGAAGAGGTCAAGAAGATGGCTGATTCGGTAACGGATTCAAACGGAGTCTGCGATCTCATAGGCCATATCCGTGTTCTCAAAAAGAATATCGGTACTAAGGAAGTGGGAATGTGAGCCGTAACTGGGTTGCTACCCACATTCCCTACGAAATTGACAACGGAGTTGTCAAGACCGAAGGAGTTCATTACAAGGTAACTGGTACGTTCCTGGGTGGACTGCTGGGAATGTCCCCCTACGCTACTCCCTTCAGTATCACTTCAAGGTTGATCGGAGCTTGGGATGAGGATATCGGTAACGAACCAGCCGTCAAGACAGGTAAACTGCTGGAAGACCGTATCATTGATTACGCTATCGCAAAACACAGTGATATCGGTACTATCTTCAAGGCAGAGGAGATATTTGCCAAAAGGGAAGGTCATCATAAGGACTGGGTATCCGACTTCGAGGATGATGTATTCGCTGGCCATGTGGACGGAATCGTATCTAAGGACGGAAAGGATTACATTCTGGAGGTCAAGACCGCCAGGGATGCTACGGCATGGCTCAACGGCCCGCCCCAGCACTATCTCCTTCAGACGATGCTCTACAACCACTTCATAACCAAACAGGATAGGGTCTATTTCCTATTGGGACTGGTGGGAACGGAGCATTACAACAATCCTAATTCCTGGATAGCCAATCCTAACAACTGCTTCCTCTTCGAAGTGCCGATTGACAGGGAGAAGGAGAACGAGTACATAGAGAGGGCAAGGGCGATCTACAAGGAGACCGTAGCGAAAGGGATAAGCACTACTGCTACCGATTCTCCGATTGACCAGACTATCCTAACGTATCTGAAAGATACGTCTGGAACGATGGATGATCTGCATAATCTCATCGAGGAATATGGAGTGATTCGTACTGCGAATAAGCAGTATGAGGATGCCAATAAGGAGAACGTCAAGAAGGAAGACGAACTGAAAGAGAGAATCAAGACTGTTATGGTTCAATGGGGAATCGTCAAGGACGGCCCTGTGAGTATCAGACAGTCAGAGAGGAAGTCCTTCGACTTCGCAAAAGCGGATGTTGAGGGATTTGATTACGCAAACTATCTTACCAAAACCACTGTGAACACAATTAACTACAAGGAGGACAAAAAATGCAACTGAAAATCATTGAGTGGGAACTGGATAACCTGGAAGTCAAGGCACTTCCCGAACTGTCGGAGGGAGATCATATCCTCTATATCGAGGAAGCATCCTATCTTCCCGATGATGTTTATCAGAGGTTCACATTCACTTTCCGCAGTATGACTAAGGACGAGAGGAGTACCATATCCTTCTTCCTTTCCAAGAACGGAATAATCAACGAGAACACCTACGGAACTCTTAACAGTATGAAGCACGCACTGGCTGGCCCGAATAGCGGAAAAGGGATTCTGTCTCCCCCTACCGTTCTTCACGGACTGGTCAAGGCCACTGTCAAGTTGAGCAAACCCTACAAGGGCAATGACGGACAGGAGAGGGTCTATCGCAACATCTACCACTTCGAACCTGTCTCCGAATCCGACTATGAGATCATCTCGGCAAGCGAGGAGTGTATCCCCCAGTATGTAGTGGAAACCGACAAGGAGTGAAGAATGTATCTAAGATCTTTCATTGTGAAGAAATTCGGCCCAGCATCCAAGATAGTGTGGCTTCCGAAAGCGTGGGGATTCTCCAGGGGAGAATTGGTTCATATCGAAGCCAAGATTGACGGCAAACTATGGCATGAGACCTGTAATGTTAAAGCTGGTTCTAAGACCGCAGTCTATGTGACCATTCCCCACTTCTGGCCTGTGGAGTGGGGAGACATTATGGAGCTGGGTATCGCCTATGCAACAGTCCCCGTTAAACCGACTGCTTATGAAAAGCCAGTCTTCATACCCGCTACCGAACCTACCGAACCCACTGTGAGGGAGGATGGGAAGGACGAGTACCCAGGAACAGTTGATTAAAAAGGATATCAAGGAATATCTCTCTGGAATAGGAGCATTCTGGTCTATCGTCCAGGGTGGCTCTTATTCCAAACCTGGAGACCCCGATATAGTGGCCTGTGTAAAAGGGAGATATGTCGGTATCGAAGCCAAGACCCCTACGGGGAAACTGTCGGAGTTGCAGAAGGTCAGAGGAGCAGAGATCGAAAAAGCTGGAGGTATCTGGATTGTAGTTACCTCTAAGGAAGCAGTAGATCGGGAGCTGAAAGAGAGAGGATTGGTATGAATCTTGATGAAGAAGTGGCTTACAAATTCCAACAGGATAAGAGATGGACGGACAATTCGATTCCATACGACTATGCTTACATCTCTATCGCATTGGGATTGAGTTATGCACAAGCTTTAGGGGGATTCCATAGCCGTAAGACTCCCGAAGAAGTCTATTTCGCAGAATAGGGATTCAACGAGGAGCAGATAAGATATTATAATTCATTGTAAAATCATATAATATTTTGTCAAACTTTTTAAAAAATACTCTTAAATACATATTATTTCCATTATTCAACTATGGCAGACATGATGGATAAAACCATTAACTCGATACTCACGGCCCTAATTGCCGTGGTATTGATTGCGAGTGCTTTTATCCCTGTTGTCATTAAGCAGATTGACAATTTGAAAGCCATTGGAGTCGATGCGACTTATACTACATTGATTTCAGTCGTAATTATAATGACCATCATCGGAATCATTATCGGAGTCATCAAGAGTTATACTTCTGATTCTGATAGTGGAGACCGCTTCAATGAGGGCAAACGTTGATCTGAAAAAATACAAGAGAGGTAATTATTATGGCAAAAGAGTACGACAATTTCACTTCTGATATCGTTTCCGTTGTTGTGGCCGTCATCGTGGTCGCGGCCGTGGCCGTTCCTGTCATCACTTCTGTTTCCGCAGATGCAACTGGAACTACCAAGACCATCCTCGATATCCTTCCCGTCTTCCTCGTTCTTGCCGTCCTTATGATGATCGTCTATATGTTCATCACTAAGAGGGGCAAGAAAGATCAGAACTGAAGGTGCTGACAATGGCTAAGTACGAAGACTTCACTGGCAATATCATTTCCGTTGTTATTGCCACTATCGTGGTCGCGGCCGTGGCCATCCCGATTATCAACGGAATGGTCGGAAAGAACACCCCCGCCCAGGGTACTCCTGGTACTGATGGATATGTTCCCGCAGTGACCTATCCCATCAACACTGCTGACCCTGGAATGGCAACTCTGGCAACCATCGTTCAGATTCTGCCTGTCTTCCTTGTCCTTGCAGTGCTGATGATGATCGTCTATCTGTTCATCTCTAAGAAGAACTGATTCCGAATAACCTACGGGGGGAGGTATAACCCCCCAACCTTTTTTTTCTACAACCTTTTTTATAAATCCATTACTATTTTGAGAGTATGCAAGGCCAAAAAGCAGTAGTGGTTCTCATTATCGCAATGATAATCACAGGAGGTATCGGGTTCTTCGCCAATTTTGAAAAACAAAATGTGGATAAGACCGAATACAATCCTATTGGGAATATGGATGCTTTTATCTCTGCCAACTCGGAAAGAGCGAAAGAATCAGAAGTGTATAATTCGATCTACAATGTAACTGGGTGGACTCCAAACGGAGGTGTTCAAAAAATTCCTCCTGGTAGTACGAATCAGTATGTTCTGACAGGAGAAGTCATTAACACAGTTACCAATTCGGGAACATACAATGTAACAGAAAAAGGAACATTAGTGAGAGATTCTTGGAATGCTTACGGAGCGGGACTTACTGGATTTAAGACTAATTGGGCAAATGTAGTATGGAATCCGAATACAGGAGATCATCTGTCATTGGTACAGAATAATACTACAAATGTAGTCGGGCCTGTTGTCGGAGGATATGGTCAGCAGTATTATAGCATCGCCCAACCCGCTGGTACTGATGTATATTATTGGCAAAGAACGTTTATTAAGGTAAATGATGCCGTGGCCGTATCGTATGACAATGGTAAACAAATGAATTTTACTCCACTCTCTACGATTATAACTGCTCCTACAGAACTGCCGAATACTTATTACAGACTATCTTTTAATGAATCGGTTGATTTTTTAGTGAATTATAATATGACCTATTCGTTTGATTCGTATTGGCAAGGGTCTGATGCAACATATAAAGACAATTACATCAATCTGACAGGAACTATATCTACAAACGTAGATTATATGCAATACAATTTCTCTACGCAGAGATGGGTTGCTTATGATGGTTCAAATAATTACTTATGGTCTTATCCTTCCTCTCAAATATTAGCGTATAGTGGAAGTACAGGGTCTTTTGATTACTCTATGACTACCTATTCTGTATCACTGCCTACTTATGCAGACCCGACAAAATATGTGGAGATCACTACAGATATGGTATGGAGCAATTTCGATCAGAACGAGAGTCTTATCAATTCTGAAATATCCATCCTTGTAAAAGGTACAGGTCAGATTAAGATAGGAGATGGAGAGGATTCTACCGATTATCTATCTGATATACTCACAATAAGTATGAATGGAGGGAAGTATTATGTGAACAATGTATTGATTGGTTCATACATTGGATTAAGGATAACCCTCTCTTCTACTTCGAATGCAATTACCGTACAGGGTATATTGAACGAATTGACCGATCCCGACACTCCCGTTTTGAATTATACTCTGGGTAGCGTTACATATACGATACCTTTCGGTTCAGATGTTCCTCTCATGTATAGATTGCAGTTTATCCCGATAGGGTCTATGCAAGCTTTTATTGATTCAACATCTGTTTTAACAGACCCTAATCAGATTATGTGGAGTAATATCAATCTGAATCTGTCTGATTATTTCGGAGAGTATCTATCCAATGGAAACGAAAAATTGAGAGTATTATTACAAGGGTTTGTAAGATATGGAGACTCTATTAAAATCAATGGAGAAGATTACAATCTTACCAATAATGGTATTACCATTACCACTACGGAAATAATTACTCCCGCAAAAGGAGAACCAGGAGATGAAGATTATGTCCCCGCAGTTACTAAAACCCGTGATATATTCTTTACATTGAATGGGTTGGCAATCGACTATTATATGGGTCATGTCTATCTTCGTCAGTACAATGGAACAAATTCTGTAGATTTAGGCGAGATCAACACATATAACCTGTCAATGAAGGGTACATGGTATTTCTCTTCCACTACCTCTGAAATTCATACTTATAGAGGAACAGAGGATGTATGGAAACCTGGATGGGATATAGATATGAACACTACTCTGCTCCTATTTGCGGGTTGTGTTATATTCTTATCCGTGCTAATGATGATGAGATTCAGAGATACGATGGATTGGGAGGACATAGTAATTTTAATATGTTCGGTAGTCCTACCATTAGTGTTGGTGGCAGTATGATTAACCTTACCCAATTGCAAGGAATTATCGCTGATGCGTTCTTCGGGGGGGATGTAGGTATTGCGGGAATGGTCATCTTCGCAGTAGTGATGATGGTCATCTTCGCAATATTCGGTACTGAACATATCATGCTATCTTTCGTAATGATGCTACCTATCACATTGATATTTTCTGCATTGAAGATTCTCCCCGATTCGATGGCAATACTGTTAATCATCGTAGCGGTTGCTGGCCTGGCATCCACATATAAGGACAAGATCGTATGATAATGGATAGCGGAACGACTGATACTGGATTCGTAGTCAAGGTAATTATATTCGCCTTACTGCTGATGTTCTTAGTTCCGCTATTCTTTTCCTTATTTGTTCCACAGGTAGATAATGGAGAAGATATGCGGTATGCCGATCAAATCCAGCAATTAGAAGATGAATATTATCTGGCCACAGGCCGTACTGTTACTGCGACAACTGAAACGTGGGCATTGACTGGTATCTATGAACCGTTCAAGGGTTCTAATTACGGATATACGGATGATGGGTGGATATATGGCGCAAGAGCTACAAATTATTCTCCGAGACAATATTATTACCCAGCTTCTGCACATCCAGACGTAAATTTTGCATATAGTGTAGTGTATAACGAGTCAGATCATCTGTATTATTACACCCATGTGGATACAAAAGACAAGACTCATACCCCCGCAGAGTGGATAAGTGTTACAGAGTCCACTCCAGGACATTGGGATTTTACAAATGCAAGTGTATATACTGCGGTTGCAATGGATAATGAGCATATCTCTACTGTATTCTTTACCCCTGGAGGTAAGACTACTACCGATCAAGGGTACTATTATGAGTACACTGGCTACAGATACGCATTCCAGCCATTGAGACCGTATCACACCTATATCGGGGGAATAGATACAGAAGTCGAACCGAATAGTACGAGTTTGTCCCTAATCTGGTATAGGTACTCTTCATTATCTGGTATTGCGGGTCAGCTCACTATATCGGGAAATGATACGGGTCTGTCCTATCTTACTGCATCGGATATTGTCAGAGAATTCAATTCATCTACCTATTCCTCTACATTCGACCTTGTGTTCAATAATATCTCCATGCATCTGACCATTCGTTTAGACCCTATCCGTATCGCTTCTGGTATGTCTCCAGAGGATTGTTATAACAGTGGATACTGGTCTGTCATCGTTTCTTCGGATGCGATAGTAACCACAAGTCTTAACGATGCGAGTTACGACTTCAATCCCAACAATGTCTTCGACACTCTCATCAAGCTACTCACATTCAGAATCGCAGAGGACTACGATATCGAAGGATGGCAAGGCATAATAGCTTCGCTATTAGTTACCATGCCCCTCTATGCCAGTCTTATGGCTTTGGCATTGATCTATCCCCAGTCTCTGATATTGGTAGCGATATTGGGTGCGATACAGGCCATAGTCAGTATATTCAGTGGTTGGCACTGGTAAACCTCTTCTAAAAACTTCTTTATATAATTCATTATAATTTAATATGCGAAAGGAGTTCTGAAAGTATGGATACATTCAGTGAAGACGATTTTACCCCAGAGGGAGTATCTCATCACATCGTATTTCTGCTGATAGCAGTTATCCTTGTGACTGCGATCTTCATCCCTGTCTTCTGGGGAGTCACAGGAGAGACCGTTATCCATGAGAATAACGGGCCTGGTTTGGGTATGCCGATGACTTATGATTCGGGAAGTCCTCTCGGAGCATCTTATACCTTTTCTGTCGAAGGAACGAATGTCAATGTGAACGGCAATTACAGTTATGTTGTCGGAGAGGGAGAGGAACAGAAGACCGTTAGCGGGTCTTACACAGGTTCTGTCTCAATGGCGAAAGATACTGTTCTGTTGCTTACCGATAAGTCGGCACTCTTCATTACAGGAGGAAAACTGATCTGGTATAACGGTACTGCCAATGAAGAAGTATCGTCTATCACATTGACCGCAGAAAATAGACAGTTGAATGGAGCATATTACAATTGGGTCTATCTCCCCGATTCCAACGGAACGTTCAGAGCATACGATTCTTCCGTACCCTATGATACTGACAATAAAGCAGTAGGAGTAGGATACTCCTACGATAAGACGATAATCTCTGTCAATAACTCTGCAACCAATACCAACGGAGTTACGGTCATCGTAGATCGTACCGATGGCGGTATCAACAATATCAGCTATACATGGAGTGAGATTCAATGAACAAATTGATTCCTGTAATATCTCTTCTCGCAGTCCTTATGGCTACTGCGATATTCCTTACCCAGTCCGATGATTCGGAAGCAGAATATACGGAGAATGCGTCTCATCTGGAAGGGTCTATTACTTGTGGGTCTTCGAGTGTTGGAGTTGTCACATTCGTTACCAGTGATGATACTACCACATCGGTATTGTCGTATAGGATTGTTGTTAGCGGAATGAATTCGCAGATTAATATCAATAATTCTTCCTATACTCTATCGACTGCTCCATTTACGACTGGTACGGTATATTGGGACTGGAATAGTTCAGATTCTACTAATATATCTGTGAGAGTAGTACAATATGGCACAACACTCCTGGAGGTTACTGTCCCCATTACCAGTTCTACAAGCGGATTGAGTGGAGGAGTGAAAACTGTTTCCGTAAATGCAACAGGTGGAGGAAGAGCAATAACCGTTACTAATGTGGATTTCCCTACTGTCACTACGTCTGGGACAGGGACTATTGCAGATTGGGATTGCAGAGTAACCTATTATACTGTCACATTTGCGGATGACGGTTACGGAAGTGTTGATGCAACCACCGTTACTGTTCCCCAGGGGAGTACGATCTGGTCTGAAGGAGCTACCGTGAAAATCCAACCCCCTAACTCTGCTTTACAGACCTATACTGCGACTCCTCTTCCCGATGATACAGATTACCGTTATTCTTTCAAAAATTGGACTGGAGTGACTTCTACTGCAACCACAATCAGCAGTGATATTACAGTTACTGCCAATTTCAACCGTGAGGATAATACTCTCATTGTTGCCATATCCAGCAGTAACACTGCTTACGGTACTGTCGATAAAGATATGGTAATCGTACCTTATGGGACTGCTTATTCCGTCTCTGGCGATAAGCTTACTATCGGTTCGACAGTGATTACTGCTACTCCCACCCCTACCGTTGTAGGAGATCAGTATCAATACTCTTTAAGCGGATGGAGCGTGAGTAGCGGTACTGTCACTGGAAATATGTCCGTCATTGTCAACTTCGAGCAGACTGTCAGAGAATATACTGTGACAATCAATGTGAACAATCCTTCCTACGGAACAGTCAATAAGAATTCAGTTACCGTTCCCTATGGTTCGACTATGACAGTCAGCGGATTAGGTCTCTATATCGGAAACACTATCGTTACTCCCACACCTACTCCCGCTACCATTGACACTAACTATTGGTTCGGCAATTGGACGTTCCCCCCTGGGAATCCCTCTGGAAGCACTATTACTCACGACATTACTGTGACTGCCAATTTCTATAGCGGAGTGAGATACTATGAGATCACATTCGTAACCCTTCCAGACGGATACGGTACTCTTGATATCGACTATCCTTATTCCACCAGTAACGGATATCGTGCTTCATACGGTTCTTCCATAACCGTATCTGGGAACGTCCTTACCATTGACGGGGAAAGGGACATTACCGTGACTGCTTTAGCTGGCGCGCAAGAAGTGGATTGGACTTACTCATTCGATAATTGGACTGTCTCTTCATCTACCGTCACTGGCGATATGACCATCTATGCCAATTTCACGAGGACTGCGAATACGGTTGTCAATGTGACGGTCAGCACCCCCCAGGGACACTTCTATGAGGGAGGTAACGCATATACTTCTCATGTGTTCAGAGTGCCTATCCCCTCTTCGGTATCACAGGACAGGGACACAGGCACATTATATCTGTGGAATTACGAGATCACTGCCGATATGACTGTTTCCGATGAGTTATACGACTACACCTTCTTTATTTGGGATGGAGTCCCCATAGGAGGAGGGTCTGTCTCTGACGGAATGACTATCTCCGCAGTATATCATAACGATGACAGATACTATGAGGTCAATTTCTCAATCGCAGACGGATTCGGTACTCTGACCACCGAAAGGGTAATGGTGCTTTACAATACTCTGATCTATTCGGAGAACAATGTCATCGTAGTCGGGTCTAACACCATCACTGCTACCCCTACTCCCGATGGAGACGGTGCAACCTACGAATTCATTCGCTGGGACGGTCTTCCCATGTCGGGAAGGATTCTGGAGGATACCGATATATCCGCTAAGATTCAGAGGACTGTGACCGCCAATGCGTTCAACATCGTTGAGATCGAACATGGAGAAGTGGAGAGGGTATGGTCTGTCCCAGACGAGTATCTTCCTCTGATGTTGGTCATCCCCGTAATGTTGCTTATCGGAATGGTTCTCCTGTCCCTTAATCGTAAGTCGGACGGAGACGATTACGAGAGCTATTGAAACATTTTAAGACCCCTACGGGGTCTAATCTTATATTATTTTATTAAATCATATTAAGAAACATTATCATTTTAAATAATCACTGTAATGTGTTTTTCAGATATCATGGAAGATAGTCTATCTACGAATAACCTTGTAAGGGTGGTGGTCTCCGTCCTTCTCGCAGTCATTCTGGTAGGAGTCGTTATGATGCCTATCATCTCTGGCATGGCAGAGGATAAAGAAGTGACCAACACACTTACCAATACGGGTTCTACGTTTGCCCTGGCAAATGCAGATTCCGAATCGCATCCGATCATAATGTCTGTTGATGGAGATCAACTGATTGTCACATCTGACGGTTCTCCTGTCTCTACTGGTCTCGGTAACGTTCTGCCGTCTGTCTGGACTCCTTATGATACAGATGTAGGCCCGTTCAATACTTACTATGTTGCTATCAATCTGGCAAGCGGGGACAATTCCGATGATGCTGGAGAGACTCGTCTTAGCAAGGAAAAAGGAGAGGTTGCATACTATCTAAATGCAAATAATCTTAAACAGACGATGGATGGATACACTTTCGACCCTACTCTTTACAATGTGATGCTGGTTATCCCCCCTGTCTATTGGTATTCGGAAATGGATGCACCTACAACCGAGACTCCTAATCCTACGACTGGTAAACTCTATATGGCATCCTCTCCCGATGCGTTTGTTTCAATGGGAATCACGGCAGACAAACTCAAGGATTATGCTCATACCTATACCGATAATGGAGTTGTCGGTCATGCTCCCGCTATTGCTATCGGAGTTTACGAAGCATATAACGACAACGGGGTATTGACCTCCCAATCTGGCCGTACTCCTACTGCAAGTGTTTCTGTAACTAATTTTGTTCCTCTGGCTACTGCGGGCAATACCGATAATGATTACGGTTCGTATCAGTTGTGGAATTACTATCAATGGACTCTCTACAGGATTATGGGATTCACAATAATGGGCAATATGGATTCGCAGTATATGATGGGTGCAGGCCCTGTCAATAATTCTGCATCATCCGTTA